TTCTCTGCCCTCTTCTGAGATAGAATAAACTATATCTCCGTTCTCGTTCACTCCTGTAACTATGTAACCAAGATTAGATAGTTTTTCTAACATCTTATTAGTAGATTCAAAAGTGGCGTCTTCCCAGACTTTTTCTAATTCACTTTCACAAAGTACGTATGTTTCTCTATTGAATTGCTCATAATCTGACCATGCGATCTTGGTGGCTTCCATTAGCAATGAAAGGAATGCCTTTTCAAAATCCTTATCTATTTCTTTTTCAGGTTGTATGCCTTCGTACCCACTTTGAAATGTATTTTTAAGTTCTAAGAAATATTCTAAATAGCTTGAATGTGTCATTGCTCCTTGTACATTTTAATTTTCGATAACTTGTTTACTTGCTCTATGAGTTTGTTTATAGATTGTTTCCACTCTGAAAGTTCTTTGCGTTTTGTGCCTTTAGGCCTTTCTTCAAAGGCTTTCTCTATTCTTTCTGTTAGATCTACTATCAACATAACTATTTCTTTTTGCTTTTAGTCTCTTCGCTAACTGCATGTTCTTTTAGCATCTGATCTGTGCTGATCTTTCTTGTGCCTTTCCATTCTGATTTTGGTACAAACTTCCAGTATTTTGTATCTACCTTTTCGTTTGCTTCTGCATCAGACACTCTTTTGATGTCTCCTACTTTTGCGTATTTAGTTTCTCTGATTGCTTGTATGCACTTCATAACTTAATTTTTTAAATGAATAATGATTTGATTTGTTGTTTGGTCGCCATGCCAGTATGTCGTGTAGCTGGCATTCCGTTTTTAAATACTATCAATGTTGGAACTGCTGTTACGCTAAACGTTTGCGTTAATGGTGATTGAGAAGCATCGATATATTCTATCTGGACGCCGAGTTCTGACGCTACTTCTTGCACTATAGGTTTAAGCGCTTTGCACGGAGCACAAGTAGCTGTGCTAAAATACATAACTTTGTTCATGTGTTAATATTTGTTTGCTAGTTTTAAAATGATTTCTTCGTCTTCTTTTGTGAGCCTATAGTAATTTGCTCCTAGTGTCCATAAAGCTTTTTCTATTTCGCTTTGGCGTATTGTCTTATCGTAGCGAGGATCTTTTTTTGGCCTCTTGATAATGTATGTCTTTTGATCTATCATAACTGTATTGATTTGATATAAATGTATTGATTAGTTTCTATCTGAGGAAATCTAAAATTTCGGTTCTAATATATTAATATGTTTTAGTTAGTATGTCAAGTATTTTTATCACTTGATATATTTTTAATATCGTAATAAAATGAATCCGTATCTTCAGACACCCATCTATCGGCTACAGATTCGACTGCTAAAAGTTCGGTGTCTACCTTTATGTCTTTAGGATTGACTGGAAACTCTTTGGTTATCCAATTGCTATCTTTCCAAAATATTCTGTTGTTTGGCATACATAACAAATATCCATCATCAGCAACTAGTATGTGTCCGCATTTATAATCAGTCGGCTCGTCTGAGTATGGATTGTTCTGCCAATCTACAGTAAACATGTAAGTTGCCCATGCAAAAGACTTGTCTCTTAGCATAACCTTACATTTCTTTTCTTTTAAAAAGCCGTACGTCTGTACAGTTACATCGTTATCAAAACAATCCCAAAGCTGTTTGAAATAGTATGGAAGATCTTTTGTAGGTTCTTTTAAATAGATTTCTGATATTGGCACTCTAGATCTTAGCATTCCATAATCTGTCATGATATGAAATGTGAGTATCTTTCCCATTACAGATTGTATTCCAAATGCGTAAGCATTATGGTACTTAGTAGAGTCTTTTGGATTCTTAGTAAAATAAGACTCCTTTATAAGACACTTAAAGTGTGGTATATTTTCGTTCAGCATTACGGCTTACTTCTTGGCTTTGATAATGAGTTCGCCTATCACCTCTAACCTACCTACCTCTCTTTGAAACTCTGTTTGAGTCATATTGAGTGATATGCTTTTTAGTGTTTTTTCGAACTCTTTCTTGCCTTCTTCTATGTCAAATTTACCCTGATTAGCTTTATTATAATAGGGTAGCTTAACTATGAAGTGATTGTAGGTAAGCATAGAAAATCCGCCTTTCTCTTTTGCAGAAGTGGCTATCTTTTCTGCTCCATCATGTCTGATCTCAGCGAATTCTTCCAATTTAGGATCACTCACTATTTCTTCGTTCAGTATGTCTTTTAGTTTTATCATTATATTTTTTGTATTTTTTTATAATTCATAATTGCAGTTGGATATACTATTATCTCGTTCCACAAATAGGTTTTATTTTTATTGCAAGTTTTCCAATTCTTACATAAATTAGATGTGTGACCAGGTAAAGTGAATCTAAACATGTTAGCTGCTTTGCGGCCCATATCCGTAGAAAAGGATTTGGTATCTGATTCAAACGCAGCTATCAATTTGCCCTTTATTTTTATCAAGTAATTACTTTCAGGTCTAAAGAACTCTTTAGATTGCACAGTGAACGTTGATAGTGGAATAGGCGTTCCGTTCTGCATAGATTGGACTATATTCTCTAATCCTTCTGCAGATGTCCAGTGATATGATATTGTTTCTATATCAGTGCTTCCGTACACAGATTTAGTGAATCTCTCATCGAGCAATACATACGGTTCTATATTTCCTCTAGAATAGAAATAAGCGAATCTCGCTCTGTTTACATCGAAAGCATACTCGGAAAAATGATGATACATTTCCCATACTCGATAGTTAACAAAGTCTTCTATAAAATCCAGTACCATTTTTTGAGACAACTTTGGAAACTGCAGAGGTTCTACGTAGTATTGGTAACCAAAATAAGTATTAATTAGAGATACCAACCTCGGATTATCAGACAATATTCCGCCTCGTGTATCAAATCCCTGAGATTGCAAATCTATAAACTCTCTAGATATTATTTGCCACTCTTTTATAGTATGGAAACTGGATTCTGGTTTAAAGAAACCTCTGACTTTATAATTGCTAGTTTCTTCTGTTGCTATCATTATAGTGGTGTTACTGATAATCCGTTAGGTAATTCTTTTACTATTAATACAGCATCTTCAAATGCAAAAATTAAAGTTCTATATTTTGTCTTTTTAGTACCAATTATATCTCTTATGGTATATTTAAGAGGAGAATTTAATAGAGCTTTTATTGTATCAAAATTATTTATATAGTCTATGAATCTAGATTCATCAGAATTAGATGATCTTTGATTAGTCGCATCTAATTTATCATTTACTCTTCCGTGCATTTTGACAATTCCGTATTCTCCTGCTATAAATGATAAACCTTTAACATTATACATGATCTTTCTCACCATTGGTGGAGGAGTTTCCATAGCAACAAATCCGTCCACCCCGTACATATCGAAAACAGGTTTATTTTTTTTAGTCATGTCTTCTCTATTCATCGGTATCATTATGTCGTTTATGATGATGCCAAAATAGGAAGCGATCGAAGGCATATAATTCATCCACATTCCTGCAGATCCTTCGAATAACATACTATCGCTGCCTAAAGCTCGTCCCTTACTTTTAACATGTTCATAAACCATAGTATACAACAATTTGCCTACGCCAGTTCCTCTCATTTCAAGAGCTATATTAGACCAATGTATGGTTTCTACTTCTACTCCAAATCCCTTTTTTAAATTATAAAAATCACCAGTATTCAATTCTGTTTTTATTATACCAATAAAATATTCTCCAGTTACTTTAGCATTTGGATTAGTTATATAGTATATAATATCATCAGAATACCTGGTTTCTTTTGTTTTTAATAATCTAAAACCACCATTAGATTCTCCAATTACTTCAAACTTTTTCTTTATTAATTTTTGAAATGTTGGATCTGTTACTGGAATTTTTAATTCATCATAGTCGTCATTATCATCACGATACCTTCCTAATTCGTGATCTATGCCGTTCATGTACATTGCATCTGATGATATGTCTTCTGCGTTATTAGAAGATGCTTGACCTGTGCCAAAAGATATTTCTTTTACTATCTCTGTTAATTTAATCATGGTATAAATAAATATTTAGACTATTCAAAAATAGTTATAGATCCATCTTTATTTAGTTTCAATCTTGATCTGTGGTATTTGTGAGGTTTTCCTGCTTCTCTTTTTACAACGTGAATTATTTGTTTGTCTTGTTTCTTTTTATTCTGTTTCATGTAGTAGTTTTTCAAATTCTTCTTTACAATCTGGACTCATCTCTGCTTCCGCTCTATCTATTATGAGTTCGAATCTTTGTTGATTTATACGCAATACGAATTGCTCTGACTTTATGGAATCGTATTTAAGAGTTAATTCTTTATTGACAGATTCTAAAGTTTTTATTTTTGTTTTCTGATTGTACATTATATAAAATAACATGAATACGCAACACAGTTTCAGAATGACATTAATGTATTTTCTCATTGTTTATTGTTTTTAGTTTAAAAAATCTTCTCCTTTATAATCGGGATGCTCGTTATGCATTTTATCTATACCTCTTGCCCAAAGAATGGACACAACTAACACAATAGTGAACTCTAATAAGTATACTTTCCACATAATTTTAAATTTATTATTTTATTGTTGCAAATTTTATTTCTTTCAGTTCCTCTTCTATAATCATATATTCTCCGCTAGTTCCAAGCGTATCTATAAAATAGTATCTGCCTCCTGTTGCTCCGCCTTTTTTATCTATCTGAGGTTGTTCTGTATGGCCTACTACTTGAATAACCTCTTTACGTAGTGTGTCTCTGTTCGCTCTCTTTAAGGCTCGAGGTCTGATCCATATAGGCGACTGATCTTCGCTGTCTCCGTAAGGATCGAGATACGACATCTTGTTTATTAGCGCAAATTCTCCGAACTCAAATGACCTAGGTTTGTATTTGAATAGTTCGTTTAATTGTTCTACTATAGTTTCAGTTTTCCATCCGTCTTTACCAAATACCTGATCCATGTAAACGCTGCTGACTCCAGCATGCGTGAACAATATATCGTCTATTCTATGTGCAATTTGCAGATGCTTTCTATTTTCTCCAAGCACATAACTTATAGATGGAGCCAACAAGTGTTGGTATCCACTTGTGCCAGTATCTCCAATTTCTGGAAAATAGTGGTGATCGTGGTTGCCTATCAACATAACCACTTCACACACTCCGCTCTCTTTGAATTTGACGATGTCTTGGAAGTTGTTTAGCTGATCTGCTCCTTTTATATCGAACGAATCGAAGTAGTCTCCTATGAATACAATTTTATCAGGCTTCTCCAATTCGTATATCAGTTTCCATACTGATCTACCGTGTATATCGCCTATTACTATCGTCTTCATAACTCTATTTTTTATTTTCACTCAATTTATCAAATATAAAAAGCACCAATACGCCAACTACTATTGATATAATTGGAGTTAATATATCCATTAATCCCACCATTGTGAAATATTTTCTTTTACTTTATTAAATAGTTCTTCTCGTATTTCGTCTTGCTTTTTTGCCGCATCGTTAAACTGTTCATCAGTCCAATTTTTATCTACCAACCCTGCGATTGCTAAATCAATGTAATACTCGTTTTGAACTTTATCAATCATATCGACACACTCAAGCATCTCTTTTGCTTTCTCATGAGCTGTTAGTGTTATGCCGTGTTTTGCCATGTATTCTGCTTGAAACTTTAACTTAGTCTTTAGTATTTCATATATGAACCACTGGTCCCAATCTCTGTCTTTATAAATAGTCTTACGCCACTTCCATAGATTCTTTATTCCAGCGATTATATTTTTAATTTTATGCTTCATTATTTTATATATTTTGTTTATTTACATTTTCTAATCTATCCAATTCTTGTTTTAATGAATCTGTATCATATCCACTATCGTATTTTGTGAATGGATCTAACTCTTTAATCTGTTCGGCTAGAGATTCTCTACGTCCTTTATTAAAGAACTTATACTCAATAGCATCTGAGAGATCTTGCATCTGATCTGTACCATAGACTGATATTCTTAAGTCGTAATCGTCCCACTTGGTTTTATAGTCAGTGAGCTGGATGCCTTTAGTTAAACGTCTCTCTAGATTATGTAGCGTTCTATTTCTAACCCTAACGATTGAATTATCACTACCAAATAGATGTAGGAAACGTAATACCCATCTTGGACAATATTTAGGTTTAGCTTTATAGTCCATGAATATCACTAAAGGTTCCATCGCTTTAAATATGTCGCCTTCTGCATTCCAAGGTACTGAGCCTAAATACTTATACTTCTCATAGAAATTCTTAGGAAAGAATACTGCGCGTAGATCGTCTAGCGTAATATCTCTAGTGTGTATGATTCCCTTGCTTCTTCCTTTCCAGAATAGAAGACTTTGTAAGAAGCTAGTTGTTTTCTCTTTGAATGATCTGTTGTCTTTTAAATAGAATTTGCTTGTTTCTTTTTTCATAACTTTTTGTTTTATTATTTCCACAATATTTGTATTGCAATTATGCACAGTCCTAAAAATATGCATACAATTGTTTTTAGTGTGAATGGCTCTTTGAACAATATCGAAGCCATAACAGAGAATACTATAACCCCTAATCCGAATCCTATCAATCTACTTGGCCAAATCTGGCCGTTATACGCTAATATAAAATTCTTTACAGACTGCATAAACATATACGATATCGGTAAACCCATCAATACAAGAAACCATGTATTGTTTTTAAGAATCTGATATTTTATCTGACCTTGTAGTTGGAGAAATGTGACTATTTGTGCAACCAATCCCCACAAAATTCCGTATATTAGATTCATGATAAAGTAAATTTATAAAAAAACCCTCTAAAAGAGGGCTTTATTTTATTAGTGTATAGCTTTTTATTTGGAAGACAGCGTAAGTCCACTCGACATGTTTCCTCCTTCCTTTTTGATCTTCGGTGATTTGGCTTTTTTTACTAGAGTCTTGATCTCTTTCTGTATTTCTTTTATACTCTCAACGTATTCTTTAAGTTTAGTCTGTTCGTCAGGAGATAAGTTCTCAAAATTGTATTTAGCCATTGTTTTGTTTTTAATAAATATTAGTTAGTGTCCGTAAACGTTACTCATTTCTACTAATTGACGACCAATTTCTGGATCTTTAATGATTTGTATTGCGTCTGCTGTTTTGCCATCAGTCACAACGAATCCTGTATATCTCTCAGCGGTTGAGTGTTTAACACATGTTGTTTTATATCCCATTTTTACTCGAAGCGGGTGTATTTCTTCTTGACATACTTTACAATTAGCCATAACTTTAATTTTTTAATTTACAATTTTTGAATAATTTGTTTAACAGTTTGCGAATCTCGCTTGAAGATCTTCCCAATATCCTCGCTCATTTCCATATCGATTGACTACTTCGACCAATTCAGGAAAGCCTTGAGCTATCTTATTTCTATTATTGTCGTCAGCAGCGAAGATAGCTTCGATTAGTTTTGTTTTGAATCCTCCAGCATTGCCTCTTTTGTAGTAGCAAAATTCTAATTCTTCTCGTGTGATTGTTTCTGTGTGCATAAGTGTATTAATTAAATTGATAAGATTGTTTTAAAGACCAATTGTATGCTTCGTGAATATCCATGAATGTGACTCTACTGGACAATTCAATAAGGCTCATGCTAACGTCTGCGCTTTCTCCTTCGTCATCGCATCCCAAAATTAAACCATTTCCTGCGATTGGTTGCGGATAACTATCGAGTAAGAAAAAATGCTGTGGATCTTTAAGCAAACCTTCGTCGTCGCAGTACAGCGTGTCGTTGTTTTGCATGATGTGAGGTGCTGAGAACACTTCGCAACCTATGGCTTTAGAAATTTCTGTGTAGTCTTCACCGATTTCAATTTTAGTAACCATTTGATTTTTTGAGTCGATCAATAATGCTTTCATAACTTTTGTTTTTTTATTTGATTATTTATTTTTGTAGAATCTTTTTGAATTATCGTATTCGTCTTGTTCGTATACTACTTTCACTTTCTTATATAACCACTTTTCTGTAACTGTACCGCACTCTCTATCTTCGATGAATGCTTGTCCAACGCCGTAATCGAAGCTGAGTTCTATTTCATCGTATTCTTTTAATGCGTCTTCATAAGATGCAAATGGACCGAAAGTGTAAGTATCTTTTTCAGCATCGTAACCTTCAATCAATTCAAAGTCGTAGGACATGTCGCCATCGTGTACTGCGATATACGGACCGTATGTAACGAACCATAAGTTAGGTGACTGTCCGTCTCCAACCATTTCTCTTGCTAATTGTTTTGTCAGTGTTTGATCGTAACCTTGTTGCATAGTAAGTTTAGTTTTTATTGTTCGAAATAATAATTTTTAGTGATCCATCGGCCAGTGGCATCTTGAGTTTCAACTTGATAGTCTCCGTCGTATCCACGATTCTCGCGTGGTACCAACCACACTTTAATTTCGCCGTCTTCGATCTTCAATTCGGCTCCGTCCCATGATTGTTCGATAGTTTCTAAATTCTGTAATTCTCTTTTTGTGTATGTATACATAACTTTTATTTTGATTAATTATTTAGATTCGCCTATGCCTATTTTATAGTTTTGTTTAGCCATAACCATCAATGGTGTTTCTTTTGTACCGTGCATCCAATGAAACATAAGATCGTTAACCAACTCTGCGTAAAATTCTGGATCGTTCTTAATATCTTCTAACGTAGGTGAGAATGCATCTTCGATCTCTTGTGATCTGTCAATGAAATTAATATCTATGTAATAATTGATTGTGTTCATAACTTTTATTTTAATTTGATTAGATTAGATAATAAAAAAAGTGGCATTTAGCCACTTGAATTATTTAATAGCTGTCAAACGATTAACAGCTGCAGCAGTAAGACCAGCATCTTTAAGCTGTTGCTTAAGCTTAGATAAGTTCTGAAACTTACCGTTCTTAACGTTGTACTGAGCACAGATCTGATTGATCGTAGCAGCTTCACGTTTGAACATTGCCAAGAATTGCATCGCTTCTTTAAGCTGTTTGTTCGTACGACACGGGATAATTTGCTTCTTACCGAAGAAGTCTACGTACTCTACGTGTGTACCACTAGAAGCTTTCTCAGTAAGCTTTGTAGCTGATTTTGGCAAATAAACTGTTTGCTCTTGAGATGAAGTACTCCAGATAGCGTCGTTGTAAGTTGTTACTTTGTTCATATTATGTTTTTTTTAGTTGTTTAGTTATTTGTTTATCGTTATAGGGTAAATGTACGACGACTGTTTCAAACAAAAAAATTATTTAGCAACTATTTTCAAAAATACTTCAGGGAGAACCAACGCTTTATGTATATTTTTTCAGTGAATATATATCTTTTTGGTAACTAATCTGTTGGGTAGGGCCCCATGGGATGCGTATTGGGGTAGGCCCCTATGTTAGCCTATTGGCAGGCCCCCTTTGAGCTGAATGGTCAGCACTGGGTGAGCTCTCGATGCACTTTCTATTGCGGCATATATCTGTATATTGTGAGGATATTACGATTATTTTCCATGTGAATTTGAACATATAAAAAAAAGATCAGCTATTGTGTTGGCTTAGATAAACCGTTACAGATAACTGATCTTGAGTGAAGCTTTAGTATCGCTTCAAATAATAAAGATGAGAGAGATTACGCGTTGGCCAACTTGCTCAACTTAACCGCATTCGATACACGGCTACGAGTCATATCGTAAGCTTTGTTAACGATAGAATCGTTGAAGTACTTACCACTAACTACGTCAGATACGTGAGTTGAAGAGTAACCAGTTTCGTCAGCGATACGACTAATATCGCCAGTGCGTAAGCGACGGTTGATACGACTAACTTTTTGAATGTAAGTCAACTTAGTGTAAGTTGAAGGACGATTGCTCTTCGGTGTGCTGTTTGTTTTTTTCATAACGTGTTTTTTGTTTAATTGTTAATTGTTATATAGTAAATATAAGAAACTCTTTTTAATTATAAAAGTTTATTTTTTAAGTAATGAAAGTTTAATCTTTCATGTTAGCTGGCATCATTGCTTCTATTCCTGATCTGCAACCAGCATGGAATACTTTCAACACGTCTATATTTTCTTCTATCGTAACTTCTACTCTTGTCCATGAATCGTCTTGTTTAATGATAGACATTTTTTCTCCTAACTCACTCATAAGGAATTTGATTCTGTCGTTCTGAATTGAAAATTGATATTTCATAACTTTTATTTTTTTAAATTTACTGATTTGAAATGTATTTGTGAAATCTTTCTTCCATGTCTTTTTCAGCATCAATCCTAGATTCTCGACTTCTGTTTCCGTCGTAAAGATCTACAAAAAATTCTGGCTGACGATCAACTTTTCTGTAAATAATTGCATTGACTCTTGTGCCACCCCATTCAATTTGTGTATCGATATAGCCATGTCCTTCGTCGTTGAACTCGTGATTCTCGTTCAGACAAAAAAAGCCTTTTACTTTGGCTATTCTCCACTTGAAAGCCTCTTTCGCAATTCTCTTCTTGTACTCAGCAGATTGAGACTTATCGAACTTACTCATGATACCGAATAACTCGCACTCTTTAGAATAGAGATCGTGCCATCTTGTAGGCTCTTCATCTATGTCTATAAACTCTAACACAATTGTTTCTACGAATAGCTCTACTGCTTTGTTAACTTGCATGTTTTTATCATGCGTTTCGATTACGTCTGTTTGACGTTGTAATTCTGCAAATTGTCTTGTTGTCATAACTTTAATTTTTTTTTGATTACGCGAAAATGATTGCTAATGTCCATGCCATTGCGGTGGCTACTGCTATTACACTTGAGCAAATGATTGTCGCGATTAACGCTGTGATAATTTTGTCTGATCTTTTCATAACTTTTGTTTTTTATTTTTGATTAATTTTTTCTAATACTTTGATTGCGGTCTCTTCATCTACCCAATCGTTTCCGTCCAAATCTACTAGGTGACCTATGTAATACATAAAGTCCCAACATTTTAAGTCTTGTAATTTCATTTTCATATTTTTTATTTATTTCTGTTAATATCGTCTATCGCTACGATGAATGCGTTGTTAGTCTTCTCTACTTTGTTCTTTACACGTTTGAACTTCAAGCCAACGATCACGCCTTGTTCATCTACGTATCGCATATCGTATGCATCTCCGTCAACAACTTTATAGCCTTTGTAAGTTTCAGGTAAATTCTTTTCGAATACGACAGCCACACGACCAGATTTGTTATCGAGTATCTCTTCGCATGCAGACCAGTTGTGTCCAGAATAACTGAACGTAAGATCGTAGTTGCTATGCTTCTCTAATAATCTGAAACGCTTAGGCACTTTAGTGTAGTCGTAGAATTGTATGTCTGGAAATATTTCGAATAACGTTAAGCCATTGTGTTTAAACAGTGTCGGCTCAAGATCAGAAGTACCATTCAAACGTACTGAGAATTTCATTTGCTTCTTCTCAGCTTTTGCTTTGGCTTGTTCGATCTCTTTAATTACCCACGACATGAAGTAGTCGCGATTAGTGAAAAACATTTGAGTTTTCTTGATACGAGATTCAACGATACGATTTGTTTTATCCATGATAACTTGACCGCTACCGAATAAGCATGCATTCGTACATTCTTCCGTACGCATCGGGCACACCTCGTATCCGCTCAGGTTGGCGGGTGCCAAATAGATAATATACGTAAGTTCGTTGTATTTTTCGTTTTTGAGTATCTTAGCGCTTGAGTTAACAGCACCGATGTAAGAAAGTCCAGTTTCGCGTTTAGCTTGAGCAGCATTTTTGTAATTCAACTTCGTCATAACTTATTATTTTTTTTGTTAATATTACCTCCTGAATGGCGGCAACAGTGTAAAAGTACCGCTTTTTGGCTAACAAAAAAATTATTTAGCAACTATTTTCAAAAATACTTCAGGGAGAACCAAGCAGTTACACATATATAAAATCGTTATACATAACTGATTGGCTCAGTCGATCTTATATTTAGCAAATAATCTATTTAATGATGTGTCTTCGATGGGGGTAAGCGTAAGCTTCTTTTCGAGCTTCTTTACTTGTTCGATATCGATCTTGACTTGATCTGCGTGTATGAACTTTTCTCTGTGCGTGATATAGAATTTGTATCTCTCAGTCATCGCTTCGTGTAGAAGCTTTATTCTTTTGTATTTGGTTTGAGACTGAGCGTAGGCATCTGCTTTATCTGCTGACTTTAGTAATTTGTCAGCCATCTTAGATAGCATAGATGCCGTTTTATTCATAGCTACTTCTTTAGCATGTAGTCTGTTATTGTTCTGCGTAATTCTGTTAACGCTTCAGTGTTGGCTTTTACTAGATCAGCCATTCTGTTTCTCTCTTCCACTATCAACGACATCATTTCTTCTCTTAGATCTGCAACTTCCTGTTCCAACTCTTCGTTCTTCTTCAACAATCTTTGATAATCTTCATCGTTCTTTTTGGATATTTTACTGTAGGTATTCCAAGCGAAGTAACCGAGTAGTACCGCTAAGATTCCTAAAATTCCATATTGGGTAGCAACAGATGAAAAGTTGATTCCTCCGATTTGTAATAGTGTCATCTTTAATTTAACGAGCTATAGTGATTATATAATAAAGTTTCCCAACACTCAGAGAGTTTTTTAATGTTTGCAGCTGTCGGTTTTATTTGATCTTTAGCGAACATGTCTAAGATCAATTTAACCCAAGCTTCTTGGCTATTGACTCTCAATAAAGGGTGGTTTCCTTTAGGTATTGACTTCTTTGCGATTTCGTCTAATGCTATATAAGTTTTCATACCTGACAATAAATATGTTTATAAATTATTAATTAAATTGAATGAAGTATTTTTTCAGCTCTTGCACACACTTTTTTTTATCTCTGTTCGCTATTGATTCTGCTTGCTTCTCCATTGGATGATCGTCGTGATTGTAATCTCTGTCCAATTGATAGTAAGTGCTTTTTGCATGGTATCTATAATGAACATACTCGTGTATTATTGTGTCGGCCAATTCGTCCAGTGCATCATGCATCTGACTGTTAACGTATATCATGTCTTCCTCGTAATCATATTCTCCTTGCGCGTACTCTCCATTGAGGTAATTAGGCTTTCTAAATTCAAGAATAGGATAGGGCTTCACGCCTCTTCCGTATCTTTTCTTGCACCATTCCAATATCTTGACTGCGTGAAACCTAGTGATTTTTTTCATGTTAGATTTGTTCTTGTTTGAATACTTTAGCTATTCTTTTTGGTATCGTTCTGTAGCTCTTCTGGAATGTTTTAGGCATAACCTCTAGTAAAGCTTTGTTCTTATAAGGCGAATTGTTTGGCGATGACCAGCGTCTTGTGGTCTTCATCCAGTTATAAAAATATACGTAACTGTTCGCTCTCTTTATGTAAGAATCTATGTCAATGTCTAGACCGAAATCTTTGATTATTTGCACTGATCTCTTCTCGTTATCAAGTTCCATATCTCTAGCGGCATTTATATACTTGTCAGTATTTCTAATGTCTTTGCCTTGCAACCAATCAGTCATCTTATCGAGGCTGTTACCCAAGTTTCTCCATGGTTTACAATTGTCTACGTATTGAGTGAGATGTCCAAACTCGTGAACTAGTATTTCTAAAGCAAGCGGAGACTTCATAGCGACTACAAGCATTCCGCCTTCATCATCGAAATATCCTGAACACTTAATGTTTCCGTCTAGTTTCAAGTAACCTACTTCACGCAATACTAATTTTATTCCGTGCTTTCTGCACTTGCCCTTTACATAGTGTAAGAAGTGCTTCGCTGATTTGCTGCAAAATATTTTGTCGTTGTTTGTTTTGTCCATAATTATTTATCATTTTAATGAATTTATTGTGATCGTATTCGCCGTCAGCATAAAAACTAGTTAGCTTAGATTTGTCAATTCTTGATCCAACCTTAAACTTCTTACACCATTGATTGTATGATATTTGTTTTGTTGGATAAGAGGATTTTTGTATTTTTATGTGTTTCATAACTATTATTTTATAAATGTAATCTATATTTTTGAGATTATAAAATTTCAAGTACAAGTGTTAGAAATCTATTTTTTCTTTTATGTTCATCATGCACTCGATTATTAAATGAGGAGATACTACACCGAATTGCATGTCTTTTATGAATTTATCTTTATTGTTTAGCACATCATCGCATGATGCGAGCATACGTTCACGAAAGAATACCAAGTCAATATCACTCAATTCTTTAATTGCTTTTGTCATAATCTGACGATTTGTTTTATGCTTCATGTCTTGTTTTATTTTATTTGTGAATGCTGTTATTTGATAGTGGTTCAAAACTTTTATTTTTTATTGAATAATGCGTTGAATATTTCTTGTCTAGCTTTTTCAGTGTCAGATCTACTTTTTCCTCCAATATGCCACTCTACTACTTCGTGATCTGATATTGATCTGTATTCTTTCCAGTCATATACTGTGAACACAGTTCCGTCTTCGGTTTCCATTTCCCACTCAAAATTGACTTTGTCTTCGCCATCATTACCTGAGTAATTTGGTTCGCCTAATACAGATATTAAATTTGCTAAAGTTTCACTAACTACTGAATCATGGAATGATGTTTCTCCTATTGATTTGAATGTTGCTTTCATAACTTTAATTTTGTTTTTAATTATAAACTGTTAATGTAATTGTTGACTATTCTTGCGTTATTGGTCGCATCGCTATCATATCCGCCTACAGAGAATATAGCGTGCTCGTCTTCATCTTCTTGATTGCGACTTCTCGCGTTCTTTACTCGAGACTTAAGTGCTTCCACGGTAGTCTCTTCTAAACCGTATTGACCTTCGAAACCGTAACACGAACAATGTGATCCATGCATCTCGTACAACTTACCAGTCTCTTTGTCTTTGAGCACAAAGAACGAAGTAGAGTCGCAACCCCAACTGCCAACTGATTCGTAAGCTACGAGTACATCAAGCTTTTCTAACCGCTCTTGCACTACTTTTCTTGATTCAGCTTCATATGGATCTTCGCAGTAATTGTATGCGATGTGCTCTTTTACTTGAGCTTCAGTTTTTCCTAACAAATCTTCAATTGCTAACATAGTTTTTTGTTTTAATTTATTTTAATTATCTTTCCAAATCAACATAATCACCAAAATTCTCATCAAATACTTTTATAAGATTCTCATAATCTCCACTCGTCATTTCAATACGAATTTCTTCGCGTTGTTCTTGATCTAATCCAAGTTGCTTTCCTAATTTACTTGCTATGCCTAATAAGACAAACGCATTGCCATCGGGTCCTGTCAAATCAATTACCATTTTTTCTAATCTTTCTTTTTTGTTTTTAATTGCCATAAATTTTATTTTTGATTTTATTAATAGTCGTTTCCATAATCGATAAAGTCGTCGTCTAACGAATCGTATTCTGCGTACATGGGCTCTTCTAACGAGATATTGCTTTGTTCGTTAATCATGTCTTCAAGCTCTGCATCAGTAAGATCCGGATTCAATTCTTTCATCATTGCGATATACTCATCTTTAGGCAATTCTGATAATGTTTTCAACTGTTTGGTTTTTTTCTTACTCATATTATATATTTTTTTTAAGTGAACAATATAGTTGCGACGTAACTTTGTAAAATTACCGCTTTCCTGTTCATAAAAAAATTATTTTACGATTATTTTTAAAAATAGTTCTGGGAGAACCAACGCTTTATATATGCGTTTTTATAATATATGTAGTGAGTTGGATGCCAACAGGTTAGTAAGCTTTGATAATCATTGAGTTGCGTATGGAAAGAGTAGTTTATATCTAACTGATTGATAAAATTTCTAGATTCGATCTATAAATTCATCTCCTTCGTCATATGTTTTTGGAGTAGACGTTTTATCTATCACATCGCCGCGATCGTCAAGACCGAGCTTAGACAAATGCTCCATATAAAAATCATCGAGAGCGTAGAAGTTCTGCACTTCTTTCTGCGCTTCTTCTGTGTGTTCTGTAAACGATTCGATGTCTCGTATCATGCGATTAGAGAAGTAGTCTAATCCCAATATGAATGAACAATTGTAGCAAAGCCACTTGAGATTCTCTATTCTCCAATCTGTTCGCACTCCGTTGTTGAATGCAATCATAAGCGGTTGCTTCATGTCTGTGAGTCTGCGTTCAGAGTGACCACAAGCCGAGCAACAGTACCCCAATCTGCCGTCCTTCATGAGAAGCGATTTCAACATTCCAAGTCTCTTTGGATTGTTTAATTGTTTTTCAGTCATCATCTTATCAAGATCTCCCTTGAGCTCACCCGTCTGCCATTTCTTAGGAATTCCTTTGGAAGATATATTCATATGCAATTCCCATAAAGTCTTGCCTGTCAGCGAATCTATATACTTCTTGGCGTATTTCTGATATGTTGTGATGTGTACTTGTAAATGTCGTGCAGCTTCTGCATTGCTGCGAGTTTTCGACATGGCTTGACGTATGTCCTCTTCTGTGAACGCGAAGCCGTCGTGTCTGAATGGTTTTGCCATAACTATAATTTAGGATTCAACTTGCAGAGAAGTTCCCACAATTCGTGAGCATCTTGCAATACTATCTCTTTGTCGTCTTCGTCGAATATCGGATTGATAGAGCCATCCGGATTCACTCGATCCCACAAGAAATACGATATTAGTTCTGCTGCGTCTTTACCGAAGTTCATGTAGAGCAGAGAATCTATAACGTTTAGGAATGTTTCGTCGTACGTAGAATAGTCCAAGCCAAAATCAATCATCGCTATGTTAGATCTGATTATCGCCTCTTCCAAACCACTTATTATTTGGATAAACATCTCTTTCTTTTTGTTCTGCTCAGTTTTCTTTTTGCGTCTAACTACAGATTTTATATTCAATAGACCGTCTATCGCTGTTTGCACATTCTTAAAATCGTTACTCATTGTCTTCTGTTTTAACGGTGATTTTTTTAGAAGCCTTTTTTTGAATCTGATCTATAATCTCTTTGAGCTTGCTGCACTTCTCGTATTCTTCTGATTCTAAAAACCACATTATGCAAGTCTCTATTGCGGGGATCCAATCTTTTTTAGGAATTTCAATGTAATTATCAGACGCATTTATTTCGAAAACTGTTGCGTATTGTTTATTTCCTTGATGCGCCTCGTAAACAGATACTGGCACTTGCATCTTTAACAGATCTTTGAGTTGTTGGGATTTTGCTATCTCTTCTGAGGTTAGTTCATGTATATTATCGAAGAGCGCTCTTACTGTTTTTCTTTTCGCCATAACTGTTTTGTTTTTGTCTATTGACCTTTTAAAGCTTTTATCAAGATCTCAGATACAGATTGCAAAGGCACTACGTACGATATCGCATTTTCGTATGGAGATCTTTCATCGTAATCTATAACTATGCCTGCTTGACCAAACTTAGTTTGAAGAGCGGTAGATATTTTAGAAGCTAACGCTTGTTTCTGTCTTGCATCTTGGAATTTTTCCTCTAATACAAAATGCATTTTCACGCCTTTCTTTGTAGGATTAGAATTAACGTCGAATAGCAATCCGAGTTTCTTTCCGTCAATAGTTACCGATGCTTTGGGTTGTACTGCTTCCATGTATATTGTTTTATATAAATATTATTCTATAGTTAATAAACTCATATCGAAAGGCGGATTTTCTACTTTGAATGGAGGAGTAATGTCTTTCGCTTCTCTTATCGATATTATGCAATTTCCTGATTGATAATCCCCAGGCTCTGTTTGCTCTATCAAGTGAGAGAGATTTAGTAGCGTTTCTTGAGTTAACATGTTATATTCATTGCTATCCAAATCCAATATTATTTTTGCGTTATAATTTTCAGGTTCTCCTACAAAATAAATTTGAGAATAGTCTATTTGATTATAATACTGACTAGATTCTTTCCAATTTTGCTCTGTAAAATTATATAGTTCATTTGCTGGTTGATGTTGATCATCATGGGCTTGAATCAATTGATTCTTGTGATCCTCTAATTCTACAAAAACTCTTGTAAAAAACGGTTCTAATTGATAAGCAACATTTACCTGATTCTTGGATCCTTTTATCACTAAATCACAATCATACTTTTTTATTAAATTTTCTCCGTGATTAAAATTTCCCCACTTTTTAAAAAATCTTCTCAACTCAATTTGATCTGCATAGTTTTGTAATTTTACTCTATCTTGAGCTTCTTGATTAGATTGGTCAAACCAATTTTTTCCTCTTGAAGATACGCATGTGAAATGATATACATTTGCAGAGTATGTTTGCTTTAACTGTATTCCTAAATGTTTGCATCTCTGAACTAAATCAGAATCGCATCTAGATCTTCTAAATACTGTATCGTATCCTCCCATTTTATTCCATGTTTCTTTATGAAAAGTATATGGCGCAAAGAAATAATCTATTTGCTTATTTGATTTAATTGTTTCAGCGTATTTAACAAATTCATCAAATTTAAATTCATTCGGTGATAATCCAAAATTAGCAGTAAATGTTATATCTGAATTGCTATGCAATGGAGGTTCTATTCTAGTAGAACTCATTATAGTATTGGTTTCTAAATTTTTTAGAATTTCAGTATCATAATGTTTAGATACTACCATATCACTCTGCAAATAACTAACGATATCGTATTTTGCTAAATCAACAATAAGATTGCAGTTTCTTTCTGGTCCAATTATAGGGGAAAGTTTATGAGTTATTATTTTAAGATCATAGAAATCTGATTTTATTGACCTTAGATATTCTAATGTGCCATCGTTATCAGAATCTATAAAAACTAAAATCTCATGTTCTTTATTGTCTAGATTCTCTTTAAGAGATTGCAAAAGAATTTTAGTATATTCTAAAGTATTATTAGATGTATTTGTAGCAAACGTTATCATTTAATTATTTTTGTGCGCATATATTCTATCTACTCCGCATGTTTCTTTATATTCATATTCTAAGTCGTTAAGAAGATTTTCCATTTTTTCAGAACTACTATCATACCTATTTAACCACTTTTCACAAAATTCAATACATAAAATAGGTTTGAATTTTTCTATTGTTTTTAAACCACCTATTAACGCATTTAATTCAAATCCTTCTACATCCAATTGAATAAGATCGCATTCAGGTAAATTTAAACTATCTATAGTTATAGATGGTGTATATCCGGTTCCTGCAATATGAACTCCTCCTGTATCGTGTAATTTATCAGGTCTAATTAATTGTTGAATTTTTACTGGATTATTATCTGAACCTAAACAACATTGCATTTTTATTACATTATTTTGAGTAACATTTTGATTTAAGCAATAGAAGTTAATTGGATCTGGTTCAAATGTATAAACAGTTTTGAAATGATCTACAAATTTACTTAACACAAATCCGCAATTTCCGCCGGCTTGTATCATAACATTTTTTGTTTTTACATATGGCAATATGTGCGTATGTAAATCTTGATATTCATTTTGCCCTCGCCAACTACTTTCATCATTTATTGGCCAAATCCACTTATTATCTTTTATTGTTGTCAATGATTCCATTTTATATTTTTGTTTTATAGTAATTTACAGTATTTTTTATTCCATCTTCAATTTTAATTTTTGGCGTCCAATTTGTTTCTATTTTTATTTTTGAATTGGAACCGCATATGTATTTTGATGAAAATTTTCGATCTAAACTTTTATCAAAACTTATTTTCACATCATTAGAAATATTTTTTTGAATTTCTTTTATTACATTTTTTAAAACATATTCATTAGATGAACATATATTATATGCCCCATTCTGTGTAGATGATTGAACTAACTCTGTTACCGCTTGACAAAAGTCATCTATATAGATATAATCTATAATAGTTTCGCAACTATTTAATATGATCTCTTCATTTGATAGTGCTTTATTGATTATAGTTGGAATTAATCTTGTAGATACATCTCCTGGACCATACACATAACACGGTCTTATCCAATTATATTTAATATTATTTTGAATGCAATAAGCCTCAGTGATTTCCTTAACTTGTTTTTTTGATAAACCATAAAAATTTATCGGTTTCTCTTGTTGATCTTCATCTGCTTTAAATTCAAGGTTTCCATATTCTGCAAAACTACCTAGACCTATAAATTTAGGTTTATTATTTTGTTTATTAATTATTTCTAATAAACTTAAACTTAATGGAATATTTTTATAAAATTGATTAAAATTATTTACGTCTTGATAATTATTTCCACCATCCCAAGCAAAATTAATTACTATGTCAGGAGAAAAGTCTACAATTATAGATTCATAAGGAACATAATTTTCTGTATCGCATTTTATAAATTTAATATCATTCAATAATTGGATGATATTATTTGAATTTTTTGAAAATGCTAGTATTTTATGATTTAGTTTTAATAAATGTTTTATAGTATTAGAACCTAAAAAACCATTTGCACCTGTAATTAAAATTTTCATTTTTTCAATTTTTGAGCTACTTCTAAAATTAAATCTTCTTGACCTGCTACTAATTTTCTATTTCCTAATTCGAAAATTAAAGATGAATATTCAATACCATATAATTTTGAAGCATTAACAATAGGTTTTTCAAATCCAGAAAATAATTTTTTAAGACCAGTCAGTATATTAATTGGAGTGGTTATAGGCGCGGATGGAACTAAGTATTCCATAACTTTATCCGCTTCTTTAATTGTTTCTTGAAAATTTATTCCTAAATCAAATCCGCTTTGTTCAAATACTGGTATTAAAACTTCTAAAGCTGCATTTCCTGCGCCTGCTCCAAAACCTCTAATACAACCATCAATTAAATCAGCGCCGCATTCTGCAGCGACTAATGAATTTGCGATAGCACAACCTAAATTATTATGAGCATGAAAACCTATTGGAACTTTTAAATTAGATTTTAATTTTGTAATTCTTTCTTTCACGTCTGATGGTAAATAAGTTCCTGTCGAATCCATTATAATAATGCCTTGCGCTCCATAACTTTCCATGATCTTTGCCTGTTCGACTAATTCGTCTGCAGTAATTAACGCACTCATCATTAACACACCATAAACTATTATATTCTGAGTAGCTAAATACTCTATATGCGATTTTGATAATGTAGCTTCAGTGCAGTGAGTCGCAACTCTAAAAACGTCTACACCTAACTCTATTGCTTTTTTTGCGTGATCTAAAGTTGCTAAACCTGGAATCATATGAATTCCTAATTTAGAAGATTTTAAATTTTTTCTTGCAACAGTCAATATTTCATCATCAGTATTAATAGATTTACCTACTAATAGTGAAGATGCAGCTAATCCATTTCCATGTCCAACTTCTACAATCGGTATTCCTGCTCGATCTGCGAATTGACAATATTTTGCAATGCTATCTAAATTTATAGTGTGTTTAACGCTATGATTTCCGTCTCTAAGACTTGAATCAGTTATAATAATTTTTTTCATTATTTTTGTATTAATTTTTCAGTTATTTTAATTGCGGCACAATTTATTATATCTAGATTACCTGCGTATGAAGGAAGGTAGTCACCTATTCCTTTCACTCTAATACTCAATACAACTACGCCATTTTCATTCATTGTTGGAGGTAATACTAATTCATAATATGGGATATATTGTTTCAATTCTTCTATTTTATCAAGAACTTTCTCTGTTAGATTTTCAAAGTTAATATTTTTAGTTTTAATAAAAATAGTAGTTTGCATATCTACACAAGGTTCTGCTGGATTAAGATTGAGAATTACTTTACAATTAGTACAACCCGTGAATTTAGTTATTGCTTTTTGAGTAGTGTATATATAATTATCTATGTTAATTCTCGTTGCCATTCCTGCGCTTTTAGACGCAATTTGAGATACTACTTCTACGTATTCTATTCCTTTACATTCTTTTGAAATTAAATGTAACATTGGCATAGAAGCTTGTCCACCACAAGTTATCATATTTATATTATCATCAGTAATTATTATTTCTGAATTGACATCTGGCACACACATATCGCCTATTTTAGACGGAGTTAAATCAATAACTTTGATTCCTTGTTTTTTGAATACTTTAGCATGATCCCGTGCATCAGCTGCGCTAGTACAATCATAAACAACATCACAACAATTTGGATTATCTATGAAATATTTTATACCTTGATCAGTGATTGGGAAAATTACAGGTTTAATGAAATCTGTTTTGATTATTTTTAATAGAAGATCAGTGCCTATGTTTCCCGTTCCTAAAATTCCTGCTTTTATCATCTTTTTATTTGTTTAGATTTTTCACTTAATTGTATTATCATGCTATTTTCAATTTCCGTTAAAGGAAGTAATGGAGACATTTCTTCAATTGGAGGAGGAAATATAGTTAAATCTTCCTTTAAAACTCCTTTTACTTTTGGAATAAAATCTTGTTCAGGATCCATGAATACTTCTAATACAGATGCATCTTTATCATTTAAAAAATTTTCTATAGTAGAATCAAAATTTTGCCAGTCTTTTAATTCATAATAATTATATCCGAATGCGGGCATAAGTTTACTAAAATTTGGTAATCCAATTCCTGTTTTTTTATTCACACTTACGTAATGATTTTTAAACAACATTTTTTGAGTGTGTTTAATCATTAGGTATCCATCATTATTGAATATAACTACTTTTATAGGTAGCTCATTCTCTATTACTGTATGAAGTTCTTGAAGATTCATCATTATTCCACCATCACAATTTAAGCAAAGTACTGGTTTATTCGGACACGCAAATTGTGCGCCAATTGCACCAGCAATACCATATCCCATCTCTCCTAAACCTAATGACGTAAACATCACTTGATCTTTCTTTAATTTTATAGATTGATGTCCGCTTAATAGCGCTGTACCCATATCTGTAACAATAATATGATCATCTTTTAAGTGATTAGATAGTCTATCTATGAATTTATATGAGTTTAAATATCCGTTATCTTTATGAGCTTTTTCTACCCAAGGATAATCTTGTCTTAGTTTATTACAATAAGCTACCCAATCTTCTCTATAGCTGTCTAGATCGCATTCGTTTAAGCTTTCTATAACATGTTTACAATTAGCTTGAATTCTCATATGCGTTGGATATTTTGCTAATTCAAGTTCATCAATATCTATTTGAATTATCTTTGCGTCTCTAGCAAATTGACTAAAATCGTATCCAACTTGAGGTAAAGCTAATCTACTACCTAACACAATTACAAGATCAGCATTTTGCACTATAAAATTTGCGCATCGTTGTCCATATAATCCAAATCTTCCATAGAAATTTTCATTATCTGATTCTATCAAGTCTATTCCTGACCATGTTAATAGGGTAGGTATTTTATTTTTATTAATAAATTCATTAAATTTATTTTTAGCCCCAGATAATCTAATTCCGTTTCCTCCTAAAATTACTGGACGTTTTGATTCTTTGATAGCCTGTGATATCGATTCAGTATTTAAAGACTTAAACTTAAAATCAGCTAAATGAAATGCCCAATCTCTTTTTTCTACCATTTTTGATTGTAAATTAAATGGAACATCTAATAAACACGGTCCAGGTCGTCCTGTAGAAGTAATAAAGTCTAAATCCTCTAGCACTTCTTGAATATCATCTTGATTAGTAAAACCTAAGGCTTTTTTTGTAACATCTTTTACCATTTCTGAAATGTTTAAACCTTGAGTTCCATACATTCTTAAATGACTATCTTGAGTTACATAATTATAAGATTCTTGTCCACAAATAATTAAACCTGGGATAGAATCAGCCCAATTGCTAACTATGCCAGTAACTGCATTTGTAACTCCTCCACCAGCTGTTACAATTGCTGCTGATAATTTACCTGATGCTCTATAGTGAGCACCCATAGCCATGACTGCAGCTTGTTCATGATGAGTATTAATTATCTTAGTATAGCCTAATTTATTAATTGAGTCAAATATATGAGAATTTGCAGATCCGATAATTCCAAATACAGTCTCTATATTTTTTTCTTTTAAATAGTCTGCTATAATATCACTTACTTTTACCATATAAACTTTTTCTTATAGTAATCTACAATATTTTTTATTTCTTTTGAAAAATTTATTTTTGGTGTCCAACCTAAATTTCTTAATTTTGAATCATCTAATGCGTATCTTACATCTTGACCAAGTCTATCATAAGAAAAATCTATAAAATCATTACAATCTGAAAGATTTTCCCAATTTTTAATTTCTGTAAATTCTTCAATTATACGTTTAACAGTATCAATATTTTTTTGTTCAAATCCTCCAGCTATGTTATAGATTTCTCCTACTATTCCATGTTCTATTAAAGTAATAACAGCATCAGCTGTATCAGAAGCATGCAACCAATTTCTATATGGTTCTCCATTATTATGTAAAGGTATTTTACGACCTAAATTTAAATATTTAATAGCTTTTGGAATTAGTTTTTCTACATATTGACCTATACCGTAATTGTTAGTTGGTCTTACAATCATATATGGAAGTTTATGAGTTCTACCCCAAGCCATTACAAGCATATCTGCAGCTGCTTTAGTTGCTGAATATGGATTACTTGGTTTTAATAAATGATCTTCTGTATGAGCTCCAGATTCAATATCTCCATATACTTCATCTGTACTAAAATGTATTAATACTGGCTTTGTAGAATTTTCTCCTCTATGATTTTTTATTAGTTCTAAAATATTGTGAACTCCATTTACATTTGAATGTACAAATTCTTCACTGCTCATTATAGAATTTCCAACATGAGTTTCAGCTGCAGTATTAATTATATAATCACAATCATATAAAAATGTCAAATCATTTATATCACAATGAACAAAAGAAAAGTTATCATATTTTTTAAACTCTTTTAAAAGATCTTTATTAGATGCGTATGTCATCATATCTACACCTTTTACATACCAGCCTTTATTTAAACACGCTCTTGTTACATAAGATCCGATAAATCCAAGGCATCCAGTTACATATACTATTTTTTTCATTAAGTTAATTTTATTGGTTTTTAAATTAGCACGTTGTTACGAATGATCTATCTTGAAGACAAATATCTGGATAGACACTATATATTTTTTTACCTAGACTTCTTAAATGATCATTTAAATGATCTCCTACTACATTTGTTATTGGAGCTGATTGAGCTATGATGTCATGATAGACAGTATGATTTATTGCACATGCGTGACATCCTGGAGTATGTAATAAATTTGGCGTATAATCTACATCTCCTGTATAAGGATATGTTTGAAACATGCTGCCTAATACTATAATATCCCAATCTTCAGGTATTTTGTTTTTTATATCTAGGAAATTTTGATCAGTGAAACTATGATAGTTATCGAAATAAACATCATCGTTCATAAAAATAAAACTTTTAATATTATTGTTAATTGCTCTATGAATTATATAATTTAATGCGTATTGAGCTGCATAATACCTAGACGTTGTTATCTCGCCTAATTGATTGTGATTCATATATCCTCCTTTCGTATAAAAAGGGAATAAAAAATTATCTCCATCAAATGCTTCAAAAAATTGATAATTTAAATTAATTAAAGAACATTTTTTTTCCATAGATAATTTCCTATCTAAACTCTTTTTCAAATTAAGAATATATGTTTTTCCAAAAGCATCATATAGAGCAGCTCCTAAAGTCATATTTATTTTATTATATTTTTTAAAAATTTATCGAAATATATATCATTATCCCACCTCCATTTTAAAGCAGTTTCATAGTTATTTTTTATACTATCTAATTTTGATTGGTAGATTTCAGGAGTTAAATTATCTAATATTTCTAATAATTCTTCTTTATCGTTAAATGTGATTATCCCATTCTTATCAAAAAAATCATCTATGTTAGGACAACCTTTATATATCGGTATCGTTCCAGTTAAAAAACAATCTAGTATTTTTTCCGTAAAATAATTTTTTTGATTTCCATTTTCTATTGCAATGGAAAAATAATAATCTTTTAATCCTAAAATTTTTTGATTTATTTCATTGTATCCTACTCCATATAAATCAAACTTCTGATTATTTTTTAAAAGATAATTTACACACTCTGTTCTAAATCTATGCCAATCAGTAAATGTTTTATTAGAGGTTATGAATGATACTAATTTATTTTTTTCATATATAGAAAATAAACTTTCATTTACATATACAGGATAGCCTTGTGAATAATTTTGTTTAGTCAATAGAACTTCACCGCCCCCATTTCTAAAAATAGAATTTGGTAATTTTAATAACTCTTCATCATAAGTCAATATTGCATCAAATTTTTCATAATGATGAATTAATGCTTGATGAACTAGTTTTTGATTATGTAAGTGTGCTGGTTCGTGCACGTCTGCAACTATCTTTCCTCTATTAATAATAATATCTCCATTTATATATCTTATAATATCTGTATCGCATATTAAAGATAAATCAAATTCTCCGTCTTGCAAATCTTGTACATACGAGAATTTTTTTGGCATGCTATTATTCTCTCTACCTCCTCCAATAGCGTTTATTTGGGGTAACTTTTCTCCTGAAAGTCCTTCCTTATAGTGTTTTTTATTTCTTATTTCTAATTCGTATTTTTGATTATCTGATGATTCCCTTTCATCTGTTCTTTGTCTACAAGATTTACTATTGTTCCATACGTAAGTAGGAAAATCTACAACTCCAATCTTTTCTTTTGGACACATTTCTAAGCACGGATATGCTAGAGATAAATCGCAAGCATGATGAAAATACATGTTATCTATACTTGATATAAAATCTTTTTGATCAATCGCTTTTACTAAAAATCCTTTTAATGTCAGCATATGACTCGCTCTCCAAACGTCTCTTCTATATAATTTATATTCGTGAATAAAATCTGGATATGGAGTGTTTTGTGGATTGGCTTTTATTGCATTATCAGACCCATCAAAAACATAAAATTGTCCGTATGTCATCCAAGAATTTTTTTCGTTGTAGAAATTGTTTAAATTCTCTAAAACGCTATCATTCATAAGCCAATCGTCTCCGCATGCAAATACTGCAATCTCATCATCTTCTAAAGAATCAAAAAATCTTACATAGTTATAGAAATGTTCTTTTCCTTTTCTTTTTTCATTTCTAATAATCGTAAATTTATTGTTGGTTCCTACAATAGAGTGTACTAATTCGTTAGTATTATCAGTAGAACAATCGTCAACATATAATACTTCGTAATTATCGTACGTTTGATTTATTATACTGGCTAAATTATATTCGACCCAATCTTCATTATTATATGAAGGTATTATTATTTTAAATTTATTTTTCTTCATTATCACAAATATTTTTTCAATTCGTTATTTAATAAGTTTACTCTATCACTATTTGAACAACCTGTTAAATGCGCTATAAAACAATTTTCATTCCAAGGAGATGTTATTTTAAATGAACTATTTGGGCCAACTCTATTAGGATCATTTTTCCAAATCTCAGTATTTTTTATAAATTCTGGTACTGCATTTAAATATTTATGTTCTAGTATCTTAATATACGATTTCAAATGAGTAGCTTTATATAGATAGTTAAAACACGCTTGATCAGCTCCTGAATCATTCAAATAAGTTTGAGCTGAATAAACAAACTTATCAAATATCTCAGCGCTATTATGAGTTAATTGTACTATAAAATTTCCTCCACTAAATCCTTCATGTCCAGAATCTCCATTTGAAGATACCGGCCAATCATAAGAAAAATATAATGAATGATCATTTGTTATAAAAGACTCTATGGGATAATTATAATTTGTCACTATAGAATCAGCATCTAACCACATAATAATATTATAATGTGCTAACATTCTAAACATGTATATGGTTCTAGAAAATGATAAACCTATATTATCATTATTGATATTATATTCCGGATATTTTTTAAATGAATTTAAACACATAAAATCATAACCATATTTTCTAGCGTATCTCAATTTAGAAGGCACAGTTAGATCTAATACTTCATGTAAATTATTATCGCCTCCTGTTAATACTAACACTTTTTTATTTTCCATTAAATCAATTTAATACTTTATTCATATATTTTAACCAATTATCTTTATGGTAGTGTGATTTGTAACTTTCTCTACTTATTCTACTACAACGTTCATAAAATTCTTTATCTTCTTTTAGTCTCTTTGCTAAATTTCTAGCTGAGTGAATATCTTCTACATCTACAGAAAGTAGAGGATGACACGCAGACTGTGTATCTACGTTTACGTTTCCTATGCATGGTATTCCAAAATAAGCACAATTTAAACTGAATGTTCCTGCAGCCACCGTTGGCATTAAATGCACTGCATATTTAAATTTTGATAGCTCTTGCATCCATTGGTTCCACATCATTCTTGGAAAATGATTTATATTTTCTAGTTGATCTTCATATTCTCTTTTTGAGTGAGAATCTTGAGCCCAAATAGGCGCTTGAAATTCTTGAGCGACGGTATAACTTTCAAATCCTCCATACCACCTAGAGAAATTGCCGCCAATGATTACCCGGTCTGTTTTATTAGGCTTTATATCTCTTATAAGAGTTTCTATCATAAGAGTCTGCATGATGTGAATGGGTTTATCTGGAAACATTCCCATATAATATAGTCTATCTTGTTGGTTATGCGCAAATATTGAATCGCATTCACTGATAAGATTGTAGAAATTTATCTGATCTACTATTTCGTAATCATTAAAAAGCCAGTGAGGACCTTCTTGTACAAAATACACTTTTGAATTATGTTCTTTTAACAATCTATGAAAATTAGATTCTAATAATTGACTTATAGGATTAATTTTATTTATTAACTTTCCTCCGACTGCATTTAAATAAACTTCGCCTTTTGGAATTATTAAAAAAACATGATCATAATTTTTTACTTCGTGAAATAGAGAAATTGGAAAGTGATCAGCGTCAAGAGCGTTCATCCACGCAAATTCTGTTCTCATATTTGGATGATTACATGATATTTTTCCTGTAAAGCCCATTTCAGTTAGAAATGCTATTTTTCTATTAACATTCATTATCTATATTTTTCCATGAATCTATATAATATTTACCATTTATGAATGATACATCACTGTAGGATTTAACATAGTTAGTAGGACATATTACTTTTTTATTTTTGTTGTTATTCTTATATGCCGCGCACATACTAAAAGTACTATTAGCCACTATATTATGATGACATAAACTCATTAATATTAAATCTACGTAATCTTCTCTCTGAGGCATGAATGTGACCATTTCTCCTTCTATAAGATTTTCTTTACACCATTCAATATCATTTGAAAACACTAAAAAATGATATTTTTCTATATCTTGAATAAAATTTTGAAGCGCTTCTTCGTAGTATCTGTTATCTAATTTACAAAAGTGATGATGTAATAAATAATCTCCACGACGAACGTGAATAGATACCAATTCCTTATTATATTTTTTTAACGTTTCAAAAATATCTAATGCTGTTTTATAATGCTTTTCATTCCATTTTATAGAATCTATAAGATAACAATATTTTGGATACCAATAGTCGCAATAAAAAAATAGATCTTCAACGCTATAATTTTTATTAGAATCTAAATTAAACATTTTTGGATCAATTAATAATTTTCTATCAATTGTTATTGGAATAAAATCATTGAAAAATTCATCAGATCTTAAATCTAATTCAACATCTAATAGTTTAGAAAATTTATATCCCCAACCTTTATCTGATGATGATTTAGGAAATACTATTTTTAAATTATTTGCACTTGCTACTGCGCATAATGCCCAATACTGCATAACTTGAGATCCTAAATCTGCTGATGTTGTTAGATTTTTAAATGTTATGTATCCCATTATTATTTTCTTTTATGAAATTATGTAAACACAATTCTATATAATCTAATTGTTGATCTGTAATTCCTGGATATACTCCGAGAAAAAATGTATCTAACGTCGTTTTTGTCGCAATTGGAAATTGAGTTCTAGGATTTTCATATTCTTTAGCTAAATCTTCATATGCTGGATGGAATAAAGCGTTTCCTGTAAAATAAGATCTTGTTTGAACTTTACATGATTCCATATAATCTATTAAATCAGCTTTTGTAAATGGAGTATTATCTTTAAGAGTGACTAAATATCCAAACCAAGATGGATCTGCTTTTTCATGAACTGTAGGCAAATAAAAATAATCGGGGTATTTACTAAAGATCTCATACAATCTTTTAAAATTGTGTTTTCTTCTTGTATGCATCTCATCTAATTTGCCTAATTGCGCTAATCCAATTGCAGCTTGCATTTCTGTAGGTTTTAAATTATATCCTATCTCTTCAAAAACGTATCTGTGATCAAAAGAAATATCTGATTGCTGTTTGAACCAAGAATCAAATCTACAACCACAAGCTGTACCGCACATTACATTTCCAGGTTTTGCGGTATTGCAATAACATGCTCTGCCCCAATCTCTCAAAGATGCTAATGCCATTCTTTTTTTAGCTGAATTAACTGCAACAAAACCACCTTCACCCATTGTCATATGATGAGCTGGGAAAAATGAACACGTAGAAATATCGCCGAAAGATCCTAAAGGTTTTCCATCCCAAGTAGAGCCTAACGCATCACACGTATATTCTAAATAAATTAAATTATATTTTTTTACTATGTCCATAACTCTATCCATATCAGGAGGATTTCCTAATACGTGGGCAAATATAAGGCCTTTAATTTCTTTATTAATGTCCTCTTGTAAAACTTTTTCTACTTGATCTAAGTCTAGATTCAGATCTGGTAGTGTAACGTCTACGAAAACTGGTTTATAGCCATTTTGAATTAGTGGGTTTATTGTTGTTGGAAAACATACGACAGGAGTAATAAATTTAGAACCTTCTGGAACTTTACCCCATCTTTTTGTTTTCAAAAGAGATACCATTAATAAATTTGCAGAGCTTCCAGAATTAACAACTATACCATCTTTTTTACCTAGAAGAGGCGCGAATTTTAATTCGAACTCTCTACCTTTTTCACCTAATATAAACCATTCAGATAGGAGAGAATCTACGCCGTATACAAATTCTTTCTCATTAAAATAAGGACCTGAATATTGAATCCAATCCACACCAGGTTTCCATGTTTTATTTTTTTTCTTTTCTTTTATATACTCAGATATAGAATCTAAAATAGCTTGTTTTTTACTATCCATGTTTTAACTTTATTTTTTATTTTCTTATTGTTTCGTAATTTAATTTAAACCAATCTATTGTATTTTTTAAACCTATTTCTAAAGTAGTAAAATTATATTGACCGATTATATTTGTCAATCTTTCGTTAGACGATGGTTTTCTATGTTGTCCATTAGGTTTATCTAATAACCACTTAACCTCTCCTTCAAATTCCATGTGCTTAATAATTATGTCGACTACTTCTTTTATAGAATACTCTTGTGGATTGGATATTATTATTGGATCAGTTCCTTCATAAGTTTCTACTAATTTCAACACTATATCTGCCATATCGTCTGCGAAAACAAATTCTCTAAGAGCAGATCCATTTCCCCAAATTTCAAAAGGCGAATTATTTTGTTTTGCTAACCAACACTTGTGAATCAAAGTCGGGATAACGTGACCATTATGTAAATTGAAATTGTCCTTTATTCCGTAAACATTGCATGGAATAACTGAAAAATAATTAGTTTCATATTGTTTATTATAAGCTTTAATTTGAATGTCAGCCATTCTTTTCGCATACGCATAAGATGCATTGCTTGGGTGAGGTTCTCCTTGATGAATTTTATCTTCAGTAAGAGGATATTCTATTTTATCAGGAAATACGCATGTCGATAAAAAGCAAACTAATTTTTTTACTCTATGTTCGAATGAAGATTGAATAATGTTTGTATTCATCATTATATTATCGTAATAAAAATTAGCAGGATATTGCATATTTGCTCCGACTCCTCCTACTTTGGCGGCTGTGTGAATTACCACGTCAGGATTATTTTCTTCAAACATTTTATTTGTTTCTACTGTTGATCTCAGATCATAATCTTTAGATCCTAACTTTTTTCCTTTTTTAAAGGCGGATCCTATTAATCCTGTTCCTCCAGTTATTACTATTTTATTCATTTGTATAATGTTTTATCCAATAATTAATCATTTCTAATAGCATTGATTTAAAAGTATATGTCGGTTCCCAACCAGTCATTTGTTTTAATTTTGACGCATCGCCTTTTAAATTATTTAATTCTTCTGGTCTTAAAAATTTTTCATCTTGTTTTACGTAATCTTTCCAATTTAAATCTAATGCCATAAACACGTATTCGCAAAGTTCTTGCACCGAATGAGATATTCCAGTAGCGCATACGAAGTCATCTGGTTTATCTAGTTGTAAAATCTGATGCATTGCTTTAACATAATCTTTTGCATGACCCCAATCTCTAGTTGCGCTTAGATTACCCAATTTTAATTCTTTAGATAAACCTAATTTTATTTTTACTGCTTCTTTACAAACTTTATTTGTGACAAAATTAGTGCCTCTTCTTGGAGATTCATGATTGAATAATACTCCATTAGATACGAACATATTATATGAGTGTCTATAATTTCTGCTTATGTTATAAGCAAACACTTTAGCGCAACCATAAGGAGATACTGGATTCATTGTGGTAGTTTCTCTCTGATAACCGTCAGCGTCAATTGAATTACCAAACATTTCAGAAGAAGATGCTTGATATATTTTTATAGATGCATCCACCTCTTTTACTACTTCTAATAAATTAAGTACACTTACCCCTGTCGCATTTACAGTATATATAGGTTGATCAAAAGATATTCTTACATGCGATTGAGCTGCTAAATTATATATCTCATGAGGTTTAACTTGATTTATCACTCTGTATAAAGACGATATATCAGTCATATCTGCATAATGCAAATTTAATTTATTGAATATTTCGTCTAGTCGCGCTGTTTGATTTTCTGCTACAGAATTTCTTTTTAATATTCCGTGAACTTCGTATCCTAATTCAAGTAGATATTCTGCTAAATATGATCCATCCTGTCCATTTATTCCAGTTATTATAGCTTTTTTCATATCATTGAATATAATGTATTTTGCATTTCTTGGCGTTGTATATGTTTATGGTGTAATAAACAATATTCTTCTTGTATAGGAAGAACTGCTTGAGAAGTATGTCCGTATATAACCTCATGAACTTTTCCTACCCATTGTATTTTTGGAGAGTTTTGAATTATTCTAGTTTGTATATCAGGAAAGTTCACCCATCCTTTTTCGTTTACATTCCATCCCCATTTAATTATGTGCTCTTGAGTCAATCCTTCTACAGTATTGATTCTAGGCAAACAGAAAAGTTGCACTTCAGGATTGTCTCTTAAAATTTGTGGAAGGTGTTGTAAAAATTCTTCGTGTAATAGTTCATCTGCATCTATTTGAAATATCCAAGCTCCAAGACAATTTGCTTTTAGATTATTTTTAAATGCAGCAAAGTTTCCCTTTAACGCAAATTCTATTATTTTTATATTATTTTTATGCTTTTCTAAAATTTGATAAACTTCACCAGTGGTGTTTCCCAAATCGCATTGAACCACTATTTCATCTTGAGTACGTTTATATTCAATCAATAAAGAAAGTAATTTATCTAATTCTTTATGTTCGTTGCATACCGGAATAGCGTAACTTATTGATGGCATATTTTATTTTTTTATATCAAAAAATCCAATGTAATCACACGCTTCTATAAAATCTGTTCCAAAATTTTCTAAACTTTTAGAGTCTGATTTATAAAGCTGCCCTTTAAATTTAGGATTTTGTTTTTCTTCTTCTGTTAATTCTACAGTTTTGATAGCTGACCATTGCCAACTATCTTTAGATTTACCATTTGCAAAAACCGTTCCTTTGTCCAAAATATTGATAGCCTGAGGATACCATACTCTATTTTCATAATCTAGAGTTTTTAGATCTTTATAAAGTTCTGGTAACGTTGATTCAAATTCTTCAAAATTGAATTCGGATTCTTGCATTAGATCGTTAGTAGTAAATCCGCATCCAAAACACGCGTATGAATTATGAAATTCATTTATAGGAGTTTGATAACAGCAAGCTTTTTCTTTACAATTAGGACAATCTATTATTTTATCAATCATTTAAAAGAGTTTTTGTTTCTGTATTATTATTTTTATTATCGGATATAGGACTAGTAGAACTCCAATTGTTATCTAAAGTATATCGGCTATATCTCGTTTTCGATTCTATTGATTCTTCAGTTTTAACTTTTTCCAAAAATTCGCAAATAGTATCCCACTGTTTCGGAGTTATATTAAAACTATTAGCAGCAGATACGAATCCTTTAAACCACGTTACAAATTCTTTTTCTGTCATATTATATTTTTTTAAGTTTAGGTAGTTCTATTTTCTTTAGAGTTGGTAATTTAAGTTCTACTTTTTTAGGTATTGCTTCTAAATTTATAGATAATAACTCTTTCATTTTCTCAAATGAAAATTGACTTTTAGATCTATAGGCTTGTCTTTTAGCTTTTTCTGTATATTTGTCGTAATCTTCAAATATATCTTTTAGATAAAATTTAGTTTCTCCAACATTTGCAGAGAACCATCCTGATTCGGGGATGAGCATATTTTCTACAACTGCTGATGGGTGAATTTGTTTTATTTCTCCACTTAACAAACAACAAAAATCTTGTGATAAAAAATCTATGTGCCCTGACCAATTTGAAACGATAATAGGTTTTTTCATTAGACTGAATTCCAATAATGGTCTACCGAATCCTTCGCCTTTGGTCAGATTCACCATCGCTTTTACTTTTGGGTGATTATATAAAGCATTTATATCTTCGTCTTGAATATCTCCGTGTAACAAATAAACGTTAGGTAAATCTTTATCTTCTACAAATCCCTTTATTAAACTAATTTTTTTCAATAGTTCATCTCTATCCATGATGCTAGATCCAGCACCAGATGTTTTCATAATTAGAGCGGGTTTATTTTTTTTACCTTTAAATGTCTCTAAAAATGTTTTTAACATTAATCCAACGTTCTTTCTGTCTTCTCCAAATTCTCCTTGAAGCCAGTGACCTACAAATAGATAACAAAATGACTCTTTTATTGAATCAAGAGATTTTACTAATTCTGTTTTGGACAAATCTTTCTCTTCAACAATAAAATACTTATCTAAATCAACACCTTCAAAAAGTACCTCTACTGGTTTTTCTAACTTTATTTGTCTTATGGTTTGTCCTTGTTGATTTTTTTCTTCAAAGAAAGAATTTTTAAATACTGTTTTAGCGTGTTCTGATGATACTAGATTTAAATTCATTCTATTTAAACCGTCTAACCATGAAGCATGACATACCGTTGTTTCTATGCCCGCAGTGACTCCAATATTAAACTTACCCACAGGTTGAAATTCATTAGGCACAGTTATCTGAATCCAGACATCTGGCTGTCTTGTTAATTGTCCTGTTTTATTTATATGAGGCTCTAAAAAACTCCAATCTTTTGAATTTTCTTTTATGTAATTCCAAGGAGTGGCTCCCCATCTTTGTGCTAGAATTTCTATTTCCCATTCTTCTTTTTTAAGTTCGTAAAGAGCTTTTACGAAATCTCTAGATCTTGCTCCATAACCTGAATATGTGTCAATCGGACACGATATAACGCAATATTGTTTACTCATATTAATATGTTAAAGGATGTGTTAATTTTTTTCTTGGTAATTTTTCTGTTTTTATAAATTCAAAATACGGCCTTTCTTTGAAATTTTCTAAAGTTTGTTTTGTTGTAGATATGAAACTCTCGCACATTCTTCTTGCACTCATATTTGATTCGTCTGATTGGACCCAATTTCTACCATTTAAACCTCTCTTAATTCTCTCTTCGGGAGTTAGATCATAGACTTCTTTTATTGCTTTTGCAATATCTCTAAAATCGGCTCTATCGTCCCAAATGTATGGTGTAGGTACTGATCCAACCAAACTCATATTTGAAGGAAATACTGGTATTGCCCATTCTCCGCATTTTTTATATTTTCCAAAGTGATTAGAAGGGAATTTTTCATCGAAATCTATCCAGTTTCCATTTTCATCTTCAAACCTCATTTGATCTTGCATTCCTCCTGTGACGTTTCCTATAATCATTTTTCCGCACATCATTGCTTCTGTTAAAGACAATCCCCATCCTTCATTTGAAGATATTAGAGCAGTAACATCACATAGATTGTACAATAAATTAATGTCTTGAGTAGACATTCTACCGCCAGAAAAAACTGTTTTTTGGTATTCAGGATCGCATATTAAATCTATAACAGCAGGAAGATCCGTTCCATTTTCATCTATAGGATCAGTATGCATAAGCAATCTACACTTTTTAGCTTTCTCTTTTCCTATCATGTTACAAAATTCAGAATATCCGGCTATCAAATCTGGTAAACATTTTCTTCTTATGTTTCTCGCATTATAGAAAACGACGAACTCTGGTTTATCTTCTCCAAAGATTTTATCTCTCATCTTGTCCAATCTTTCGCTATCCTCTTTCATGTAATCGTTGATTGGATAAAACATTTTTTCATTTATTCCGTGAGGAAGATACTTGATAATTTTATCTTTTACTTTATCTGCAAGTACGAGTTTATTAATATTCTCCGTTTGTTTTGATATAGCAAATAACGTATCGCAAGATTCGTAGTATGGCCTATTGTAAAGAGGCGCAGGCAAATCGTCCCAAATATTTAAATAAATCATGGGCATTTTTTTTCTTATCTCGTTTTCCATTTGAAATAACCATATCCAATATCTTGGATCTGTGAAAAACATTATCGCATCTGGCTTTTCAATATCAATTAATTGTCTAACTAGTTCAGGAGATCCATATCCGTTAGTTGGATATAAGAATACTGAGGCATCTGTAATACCATTAATCACGCCTGTATCTTGAGATATATCTAATCTTTTACCGTGATCTGGATGGTTGATTGCTCCTCCTAAGTTAACCCAATTAAATACGTGAGATGTACCCACTACTATTTCTCTCGCTATCGTTGATATTCCCGAAGTCATTCGGATATCGTCGCAAAGCAAGAGTATCTTTTTTCTGTCTTTTTGTGGAATGTAACCGTTTACCATTTACTTTATTTTATTGCGTTTAGAATGTCTGATCCTGTGTAGTACGTATTGAATTGATTGTGTACTGTTTCTCTAAATTTAGCTTCTGTTAGATATAAGAAAATAGTTCTTTCTACTAAATCTTGTAGATTCATCTTGGTTCTTACGTTCATAATTTTGAAATCTTCGTAAAGATTATCAGGAATCTTAACCGACGTAATTACTCTTTTTTTAGTTTCCATATTTATTGTTTATTATAAATATACATAAATATAGATATTATATACATAAATAAAAAATAAATCTTATTGGTTTCTATTACAAAGCTCCGGCTTATTATTGAATGGACAATATTTACATGCAGATAAATTTTTTTCGTAAGATCTGTCTAAAAGCTTACCAGATGAATCGTAGCAGCTGTTTATGAACTCTTTGAATTGATTAACAGCTTTCTCTATCTTTTTGTTTCCGTTAGCAGGAACGAACTCCTGCACTCTATGGGTAGGAAAATCAGGATTTTCGTAAGGCTTTCTTTTTACTATAAAGAATTTCACATCTACCTTATCTAAGTCTACTTTTATTAATTTAGAATAGTAGTGCTTATATAAAAGAATCTGATTGATTTTGGTTTGATCTCTTTTGTCCATTTCTGACCAACCTCTTGTAGAAGTTTTTATATCGTAGATAGTATACTTACCATCTCTTTTATCGTAAAAAACTAAATCTATAGATCCAATCATGAATATGCTTGGAGCATCCTCTGTTATGAGGCCTTTTACTGGTATCTCTATGCCTTTTAGCTCTACGCTTTTGAGGGTGAAATACCTTGCTCTCTTGGATTTTATCCAATCTAACAGAATAACTCCATCAGTGATGAAATCTTTGAAGTCGTCTGGTTTTGCGAAGTGGATGTTACCGTTATTGTCGTAGATTTCTTTGTAGCTCTCTAACATCCTCTCTTTCAAGAATGTTTCCAGATCTAATGAGTTCGCGGCTTTCGCTGATTGATCGTACATCACTCTAATATACTCCTGTAGAGTTTCGTGGAATGCAGTACCGAAAACAAGATGCATCGAAGGTTCAAAAACCTTGATCTTTTTTGCGTATTGTAAGTACCATCGAAATTGACATTGCTTATATAAAGAGTACTGAGAATAACTAATTCCTTTCTGAGTTGCCCAATCTATATCATAATTTTGTTTTGGAGCCACCGATAACTGATTTAATTTTTTGTAAGTAGAGTATCGCATCCATATGTTCCTCTAAAGCATGTTCAATCCATGCTTCTAAACTCAAATCTGTTCGATCTAAATTAGTGCCGTACTTCTTTTTTCCTACTCTAGATCTGTCTATGAATTTGTCTACTATAGAATCAACTATAGAATCTGCTTTTAGTACAGTTCTGGAATTTGAACTGTCGTAAGTTATCACTTCTAAATCTTTTATCATTTTTCTTCTTTTGATTTTAGTTCTTGAGGCAGAAATTCTTCGTTAACGTGACCGCATTTGGTGCAAGAGAAAGTAGGAATAGGCACTATTGCGTCTTGAGCGGTTCCTGTTAAAAACTTAGAAGCTTTTCTAATTATTAGAGCTTCTTGAAAAGTTTGATTTCCACAGACTTCGCATACTACTCCTTCAGTTTTATCTAAAGAAATATTTAATTTGACTTGTTGTTGTTCCATTATTTTTGTTTTTTATTGAATTTTTCTGGGTATTTGTTTATAATATAATCGTGCCATTTTGCTAGATTCTTTGCATTCGTAAGATGAACACCTACATAATATTCAAACCAAAAATCTAAATTTCTTAGGAGCTTTTTCATAACTATTAATCTAATATTTATTTTTTAAAACTAGAAATATTATTCTTCAGTAGACGCTTTCTTTTTTCTAGTATTTCTGGTTATTATCTTTTTGATTTGCGCGCATATTTCGTACTCTTCTATATTAATCATGTCTTGTAAACAGTTTCCTAAAAAGTTTTTAAATTCAGATTTTTCCATCGCAAATATCATGTATGTTGTGTCTTTAAACACGATTTCAAAGATATTTAATTTATTAACCTTTCTTTTATGAGCGCTTAAAACGCATTTCACCATTTTTAAAATAATCTCAGGATCTCTTTCCTTCATACGAAGGAAAAACTCTTTTTGATCTTTCATAAAAATAGTGTGACAGGCCATTTGTTTTTATTTTAAATATAATCTATAAAATAAAAAAGGAGACCTTTATTTATTTGGTCTCCTAATTTTTTACGAACATTGATTAATTTTATGCTAATAAAGCGTGATATTCTTTGAAGTGCTTAATTCTATCGGCTAAACCAATTGTTCCGCCGTTTACTCTTTTTGTTACCTTAGTCACCACAATATCTGTAGCTCCACCATCAGCAATCTTATGTAAGCCGTTCTTATGGAAGAACCAAGCGGCAGATAGTAGTGGATACTTCGTAGCAACTAGCTCCGGAGTCTCTAGTAAGTTCTCAGGTACAACTGCATCAAATGCTTTGTAGTTGTCTTTGCCTGTTAATTGGATATAACCACGGCCACGGAATTTGAATCCTTCACCTGATGTTTCAGGTCCGTTACCCATTCTACCACCATAAACTAGGTTAGCGATCTTTTCTGGCTTGCGCTCATACAATGCTGCTTTAGCTCCTGTAGGGAAGTACTTTTTAAATACCCCTAACAAACCCTTAGCACTGTAGTTTAGGTTTTCGTTTACAACTTTGAATCCACCTGATTCGTGTCCGCACTGTGCTAGGAAGTGGGCTAGGCGAAGTGGCGTGTTGATTTCAAATTTAGCCATAACGTCAGGTATCTGAGCTATAACTGTGTCAGGAATGTGTCCCTTTAGTTTCTGTACATTCATCTTTGTTTGTGTTTTTAGTTCCGAAATAATAACTGAATATCATCAGTATGAGTGTCTTGATTAAATCAAATAGTTGTCCATCTTGTTGTTCTGATAGTAAATTGACCTTAAAAGCTATTACTTTATCTACTACCCATACTCCAACCAATGCTGTAAAGATGAGTAGTATGAATCTAACTAATACTTCTTGAGCATTATTAGCAAATAACTTATAAACGAAGAATAATGCAGCACATATAAAGAGTAGTGATATCGCAACCCCTGCTATCATTATCGCAACTGAAGATGAACTGAACATAAATTATTGTTGTGTTGTATCTATAACCTCTAATTGATTAAGAGTGCTATCTGATTTTGTAGTTACACTTGTTTTAGTCTTACCCCAGAAGCTCTTTTTAGTTTCTATGTAAACTGTATCATGTATGATCTTCTCTACAGTTATTGTTTTAGTAGCAGCCTTAATTTTAGTCTCGTAATTTGTAATAGTATTGGTTAATACCTGAACATTATCTGTTACCTTTTCAGTTGTAGCTGTTGTTACTGAATCAAGTATTTGACCTGAGCGCTCTGCGTTAGCTGCAATACTATCACTCACAGCAATTAAACTATCAGTTGTAGTTATCACTGAGGTAGGCACTTCTGAGTTTTTTGTGCATCCTGCTATCAAACAAGCTAGTAATACATTTGTTAATTTCATATTATTTTGTTTTATCTTTTTTATCGTCTTGTGTTGCATACTTAATGCCCATGATTGTACCAACTATTGAAAAGGCATTTGTTAGTAATACACTAAACATGTTACTCCAAGTTGATCCAATTATCTGCGTCTCTTTACCAGTAGCCATTGCCATCCAATACAGCATAGTTGTAACAACACCTACTCCTATAATTACCGCCAAAGCACATTTAACAATCACTTTTATTAATTCGCTTTGTCCTTTTTTTATAATTACATCTAAATCGTTTAAAGCGGCATTCTTTTCTATTTCGATTGAATCCTTGAGCTTCTTTGAATTATCTAACTCTACTTGCAAATTCGCTGATAGGGAATCAATTTCTTTTTTACTATTTATTGCTTCAGTGACGTCAGTAGCGATTTTAATTATACTTGTAACGTTTCCTTTGCTATCAAAGATAGGGTTGTAGGTTGCTTGTAAATAAATAATAGAACCATCTATTTTCCTTCTTTCGACTATTCCATTAAAAAACTTTCCGCTGTTCAATCTTTTCCAAAACTTAATGTAGTCATCTGATTTTGAATATTCGTAATTTACAAAAATGCTATGATGCTTTCCTATTATTTGATTTCTCTCGTTAGATTTATATCCCATTGCTTCTAAAAACATATCATTCGCATCTAAAATAAACCCACCAGCATTAAAAGTAATACTTGCGGTACTTCTGTTAATTGCTTCTAATTGTCTTTTACTATCCACAATCGCAGTGATGTCAGTAGCTACTTTCATTATTTTAGTAATCTTACCGCTATCATCAAAAATAGGATTGTAGGTCGCTTGTAGGCTGATGAGGCTACCGTCTCTCTTTCTTCTTTCAAATTCTCCACTATAGTACTTACCGCTTCTTAGTATATCCCAGAACTTTTCGTATTCTACAGATCTTGCATAGTTTTCACATACAAAAATACTGTGGTGTTTACCGATAATTTCATCGTGCTCCTCTGCTCCATACCCCATCGCTGTCAGAAAAATCGAATTAACGCCTAAAATTTTTCCGTTAAGATCAAAGTAGATAAGGGCGTTGCTCCTGTTTATCGCCTCCATTCTACTTAACAGCTCCTCTTTTGATAGGTTTTTCATTTTATTTGATTTTACCTAGTTCTTGAAGGACTGCTATTTTTGAAGCTGCCGCTGAAAGCGTACTGTCTGATTTTCTAAGTTGGTCAGTAAGTTGATCAACTTTTGCTTCCAGTACAGTAATTTTTTCATTTAATTGCTTTTGTGTTGCTGAGTTAGTCATTTTAATATCAACGTATAGATAACCTACTGCTATAATGCATATAAACATTAAGCCCTTTACAGGTTCCTTCGCGAACTCTTTAAAAGAGATTGGCGGCTTTACAGTACCTGCAACTGTCTCTACTGTTGATTTCTTTGCCATTTTATTCTACTGGGGGTTGAGGTTCTTCTGGAGTTGTTGTTTCCGCAACTTTTTTGTGAGAGAACTTGTCAATACTGTCAGCACCTAATCCAATGCAAGTAATAATCATTACTGCTTCAACTAAAGCATCTGCTGGTTTGAAATCTTCGTGGGAGAATGAATTGATTATCATCGTTACGCATAAGAACATTGCGCCGATGAATGCTACTACTGGTTTGATTGATACCGATCCTCTTTCATCTTTGAAGAGTTGGATAATCCATTTTTTAAAAGTCATACTACTGTTATTTAAAATTGTTTATTAATACGCAACAATTTCTATAACTGATTAATATGTTCAAGTATAAATATGCGTAAACATAAAAAAAGGCAGCCATTGCTGACTGCCAATATTGACTCATACGCTAATCTTACGGTAAGCGATATAAGTACTGTTTAGAATTTATAAATCACACCGAACTTTGAAGCCGAGAAAGGATTATTGATCCCAGCAAAACCCAATGTGAAAACTGATTTAGAGTTTGAATTTTCGTAGTTCGCCAAATCAGCAACTTGCATAGTAAGATCTAGTTTCTTTGTAATCATGTAATTTGCACCAAATCCTAAATTTGCATTAGTAGACTTTGTTTTTACGTTAGCTTCAGTTACTGAATTTGTAGTTACGTCTACTTGTGAGAATACTACGCAATTTTTACCGATGTTCAAAAAATGGCATCTGCCGAATACTCCAACTGATGTTGATTCATTTTCAGAATCGATCTTTTCGAATCCACCTAATACGCCTACTGCAACTTTGTTTGTTACGAAATATCCTATCAAAGGATTGATACCATAAGATGCTTTAACATCAGTTGCTTTTGTGTAAGATACCGTTCCACTTAGAATTGCGGAATTTTTTTGAGCACTTACAGTTGTCAATGAGAGTGATCCCAAAATTACTGCTAATAGCAATACTGTTTTTTTCATAATTGTTTGTGTTTGTTAAAAAATATGGACTTATTTCATGTTTCGACCTTTTACCCAGTCCTTTGGTATAAGATCACCTTTTTTAATTTTTCTGTGGACCTGACGAGAGTCGAACTCGTGTCTCCGAAAGAAACAATAATATCAACGTCTCACACGCTTAGTACTAATGACGATCAAGAGGGAGAACCCCCGTCGTTATTTGCACCGTAGTTAGGGAACTAACCAAAGTTAGAACGCTCCACCACTCAGTTGATTAACTGGTCCAACTAAGAAAACCTGATTACAACTTACTGTTTCACCCAAGTTGTCAGGGAAAGAAAAGATCCTTAGATCTTATGCAGCTACAGCTACATTAGCAAAAGCCATGTTGATAATAGATGCACCGATTTCTTGACGAGATTTTTTGTTGTCGTTTATAGTTTTGTTCAAGTATTAAAGAGGATTAGAACCATGCCTCTGCGTGTGATATTACCATTTGCATCCGGATCAAATGCCAAAAACAGGCCCATAATGTAAAAGATCTTTTAAAGTTACCGTTCTTCGACTATTTTATTTTAGTCTTTTAAAATTTGTTTCTTTGTAATTCTATTTTCGAACTTGTCGAATCGAGAGTCAATCTCTGACATAATGTCATCCATTCTTCGATGCACGTGTTGCAGATTGCTTGTATCGTTTGTTTCTAGATATTGAATTTCCTTACTAATCCTATCATCTAATCCTCGATGTAGATCCGATAAGTGTCGCTCAATGTTTTCGAGATATTTTGTTATGCTGGTTTGTGTATCAGCCAGCTCTGCTTCCAAATGACTTACCTTAAGCATACCTATAACAATTGCTATCAACATTCCGATAGCAACTACTACAAGCATACCTAAACCAAATGCTGTTTGTGTATCCATGTTTTATTTCTCCTATATGTCAAAGAACGGCAACTTAATTGTAGCGAGAGAAGGAATTGAACCTTCGGCCTGTTGGTTATGAGCCAACCGAGCTACCACTGCTCTATCTCGCAATGTGGTATCGGAGAGAGGGTTTGCACCTCCACGGGAGGATTACTCCTAATCCCTAGCAGCACGAAATCTGCTATACGTCTAACGCTTGACTAATTTCCGGTATTTGTCAATTCCGCCACTCCGATATGCTAAATTACTTAGCTGCTTTAGTAGTATCGCATTTTGTTGAATCTGCGCATACTGTTGTTGAGTCAGCATTTACTACTGTAGAATCTGTAGTTGTTGTTGTTGTTTCTGTGGTTGAAGCGCCACCGCAAGAGATTAATAATGCAGATACCGCAACGATTGCTAAAAACTTTTTCATTTGTTTTGTTTTTGTTTAGTTAAATTGTTAATGATATAATAAATATACAACAATATTTCATATTCGTTGCATTTATTTTTTGGGTTCGTAAAAATTTATTCACCGAAGATTTCTTCTAATTCGTACTCGGAAAAATACTCTCGCATTTCAGTATCTACTGTTGTGCCCGTGTCTTCGAATCGAGTCTTATCGAAACAATCGTATCCAAATGGGGAATTGACTTCTTCGATTATAAAATTTCCTTTTCGAGTGATTTGCAATACTGTGTATTCTTGTCCCTCGTTTAAAACGCCTTCTGCACCTCTAATGCACCTAATTACTGAGCCTACTTGAATCATAATCTTTATTTTTTATGTGGTTATACAATTCTACTAGCGTACCATCGAATGTTTCCATAATACTTTCTAGTAGCTTTTTATCTATTTTAAATGTCTTTACGAAGTCGCTCTTGAGCTCCCTCATTAAGTTGGACTCTTCTTTTTCGTAATCTATTAATAGCCTTCGTCTCCTTTCCATAAACAAACTGGTGATGTCATGGGCTTCATCTGGATGCTTTACGTTCTGCAGCTTATCAGATAACAAATGTATTTCGTGATCAGCTTGATACAAATAAGTTGACGAATCATAATCTCCGTGAATTATCTTTTCGTACAAAGGTGTTTTCTTTGGTAAAGTATTTCTTGATACATACCTTCTCCACCACTGGTAACAATTGTATTTATTGGGCCATTCTTTGGCCAATTGAGACTCTAAAAACTGTCTATTTAAAATCATGATAATAGATTGTAGTGTCTTGGATAAATGTGGAGATTAGTGATAAACCAGTGCATTGCGCCTACTGGATAACCTGTTTGTTCTGATACATACTCCATAAGTTTGGCAAAAGTATACTGATCGTTACAGAAACCAAAAACCAGATCTATACTTCTTGCAAATACTGTTAATTCTAATTTGTCGTCTTTAACGTAGAAGTTTAGTACGTCGTTGCAAGGAGTATCATATTTGTATCTGTCTAATTCGTTTATGTCATAGTGAACAACAATTGCTCTACGAGTTTGTTTGTTGGTTTTAAGATCTTCGATTACTCTGTCTAACTGATTGTTTTTATTCCAGAAATATCCGTAATTAGAATTTACTTCTGCGGTATCGGGAACCATCATTTGTTTCCAGATTTTTGCTCTTTCTGATATTTCAGTTGCATCTCTGTTGCCAGATTTATACCATAACCACTCGTATTCTGCGTAATCGACATTAAACTTTCTTTGAGGAGTCGTAACGACTTTGTCGCTTGGGTCAAGCAAACTAAAGCTTATATTGAATCTTGCTCGAGTGTTTGCGAAGTCTTCTCCTAATACATTTACATGAGTGAACAAGGATTCGAATGCATGAGTTGCATTTCTAAACTCTTGATTATATATTGCTTTGTTCATACTTCTCTATGTTTATAAATTGACTTAAAAATTGTATTGCTGTTGGGTCTCTGTATTCTTCCAAATATACAACTCTTTTTATTTCCGATTGCAGAATAAGTTTCGCGCAGTCCAAACAAGGGCTAAGAGTCAAATAGAGTGTGCCGCCTTTTGTCGAGTGTCCCGTTTTTGCAGCTTTGAGAATGGCATTTGATTCTCCGTGTATTACATATGGCAAAGTGGTGTTGTTTTCGTCTTCGCAACAATTCGGCATGCCTTTTGGAGTGCCATTGAAACCAAAAGAGACAACGTTTCCGTCCAACTCTATAACAGCTCCGACTTTGGATCTGTTGCAGTGAGACAGAGTGGCCACCTCTTTTGCTATGTTCATGAAAACTCTATCGAGTTTGATCTGTTTATGTGAGTCCCGTACTTCCAAATCCACCTTCTCCTCTTTCTGATTGTCTTTTAGGTAACTCATTTACTATTTCTACGTTTTGATAATTTACTGGTAATAATACAAATTGTACTAGTTTCTGTCCTGGAATAATGTCGACTACTTTGTCGCCAACATTAATCATGTGAATGTGAATCTCTCCTTCGTAATCTTCGTCTACTACGCAAGCGCCGACTACTAAACCTTCTTTTGTAGCTATACCTGATTTATTGAATGCGACTAACGCATAACCTTCTGGAACTTGTGCTTTAACGCCTGATGGAATCAAAACCGCTTTTCCAGGCCAAACTTTTGTCGCTTTAAAATCGTCAGGTACAAAAAAATCTAACCCTGCGCTTACAGACGTGCCTCTACTTGGAGCTTTTACTTTTTTTACTAATTTTACTTTCATCTTGTTTTGGTTTTAGGTATTCGTTTAACGATGCCATGTAAGCAACTGCATCGAGATAGTTGTCCTCTTTGTAGTTGTACGAAGCTCTAGATAACTTTAGAGCGAGCATGCAGTTATACATATCGAAAGCAGTGATGTCTTTTCTTGAAAGCAAAGAAGCTATTTTTGCAGCTTGCTCCATGCCTTCTTCGAAAGGACCGTACATGCGTTCTTTCTCTTCGTTTCTTTCGAATACTATTTTGTGTGCTTGTTGTAATATACTCATAACTTTTATATTTTTATCCATTTATTAGTTGAATCTAATCTAAAACTTCCAATATGTTTAATTTTCCATTCTTGTGGACTAATTATCGATAAAAAAAGACTTTCGTCTTCTCTCATGTACAAATGATATACGTGACCGACAATGGGTTGAAACGAATATTCAACTTTGGTATACATCATATCGTTCCAATTGTACTCTTCCATTAGTTTGTTTGCTTCTGCCATCAGCTCTTCGTATCGACTTTTAAGCTGATCGTTTACTTCTTGAACTTTGGATTGTCTCCACCCTATCACGTCGTCTACCTTTATAACAGGAGCACTGAGATTACTACCGTAAGTTAGGTCTCTAGGATAGTAACCTCGCTCTTCGCTCCACACTACTAGATCGGGCTTCTTTCTTTTCTTATTCACTTATTAGGTGCGGATTGTTTTCTATAATGTTTGCTATCATGTACACTATCTCTTCTGGACCGAAACTAGTTACCCAATCGCAGTCTTCTGCGATCTGATTCACCTTCTTCATGTAGAGTTCGTAAAGCGCGTCTTTGTCTATATTCATAACTATAATTTAATTGATTTATTTCGAATAACGAAGCACATCTTTCATGTCATTCCACTCTCTTTGAGAATCTATATCTTTTGGGTTTATTGTCGGTTTCGGCGTACTTTTTGCTACATTCCAAAACCAATCTCCAGGCTTTCCTTGTTGCTTCATTATTTCCCAACCTTTTGCATCATATGTGCTTATGCAGTCGAATGGAGGAATTGTTCTTGCTGGTTTTAAGAATGGTTTATCATATGTGTAAAACTGAGCTGTTCCGAGCTCACCAGGCTGAATATTTCTTGCAACTGCTACAGCATTAAAGTTCGTATTAGGAAGTGCAATCTGCAGCGTTCTGGACAGCACTCCTGTTGAAAACACTGACCACAAAGTATCTATATTTTTATCTGCTAAGCAATCATGTATAACTCTCACGCCACCTGCTACTACCATTTCCGTTTTGAGTCCAAATGGAAGAAATTTTGCTCCTATAGTATCTGCAAAACGTTTAGCATATATATTTGCTGTTGGCATCGCTGCGATTCTTACGAATATCGGAATAGCTCCTCTTTCTATAGCGAGCAATTGGTGCTGACTCGCTTCTTTTGAAGATGGCATAAATAGATATAATTTCTTATTGTATTTCTTTGCCAAATAACAGAGAGACAAAGGCGCCATACCCACACGTGGAGCAACATAAACCAAAGCATCTTCTTTCACTTGGGAAATCATAAAGTCAGCAAACTTGGCTTTTGTCCCAGCTTCGTATTCTCCATCATCAATCACTTTGAATCCATCAATATCTTTGATAGTGAAAGTGAAATCGTGTTTGTAGTCTGCAGTAAGATTCAAATAGTATTGTAGATCTTTACCGTTTGCTAGATCAAGGTTCGATTGATCAGTTGCTTTGTTGAGGAACATGTAATAATTCGTTTAAGTATGGATAGTTTTTCGGGCGCAAGTGGACAGAACTTTTTTGCTCTAGAATATCTAGCATTTTCATACCGTCTGTATCGATCCACTCTTCTGGCCACTGAATAACTTTGAGTCCAGATTCGTTCATAATTTTGTTAGCGACTTTTCTCAATCTCATTCTCTCTTCTCTTGTGCCAAAGAACGGTTGCTTTTTGTAGAGACCTGTGCCAGGAATCTTTCTGCTTTCGTGTTCAACTGGTAGTAGTTCTACTAGCGTGCAGTTTTTTAACTCTTTTGCGAGGTTTACGTATTTCGTAAATAGATTTATGGTTGCAGAAATTGGATCTACTTGTCTCATCAGATGGAAACGAAGATCTATGTTGCCAAAGTAGAGCGTTACTTCATCGTACTTTTCGTTTATCTCTTTAGGAGTTACTCTGTTCATGAAGCCGTGTAGCGTTCTACCAGGAGTGAAATCAAGCGTGTACTTGGGTTTCCAAACGCTAAGACCATGAGAATCGGATATAACAGCTTTTCTTGTCTGCTTTCCGTAGTCCATGAATAGATTCACCAAGTTTCCAACAGGAAATTCAGCATTCTCAATCTTGATTCTCTTGTTGAAGCCTTCGAAGTCGAACTCTTTGTTGATGAACTTTACGATGCCTTTGTAATCTGCAATTGCTTGCATCTTTTCGTAGTGCTCGGGTTGAGGTCCACCGGGAACATTGAATGAGCCTTCCATGAAATTTACTCCTTCACAAACGAAGAGAGCATCGTAGTCCTTCCAAGTATTGGGTTTTGGATTCACGTCTATTTGATCTTGTGGGAAATAGTCTCGAACCATTCGAGTAGCAATTAAACCATACGAACCTCCTTGTGAATTAAGGGTGGTGCCTACGTTTCCCATGATGCTAACCATTGCGTATTTTGCCATAACTTTTAGTTTATATGTAATAATAATAAATAGTTTCCTTTTGGGGAAATATATCTTTTAAGAGCATAAAAAAAGCGCCCGAAAGCGCTCTTTAATTTGTAACTGATTTATTTTACATACCCATCATTGGATTCATTCCTCCATCGTCAGCTTTCTTGTCAGCTTTCTCAAACACAACCGATTCTGTGGTTAGGATAGTTCCTGCAACAGAAGCTGCATTTTTAAGAGCCGTGATAACAACCTTAGCTGGATCAATGATACCGGCTTCGAATGCGTCAACAACTTTGCCGTTCTTAGCATCATAGGTAGCGTTCTTCAATTTAGAAGTGTGAATCTCGTGAGCAACTGCGTACCACTTATCGTTTCCTGCATTCTCAAGAATCTTGATGAAAGGAGCTGCGCATGCCATACTAACGATCTGCAATCCTTTGTCGTTGTTGTCTTCAGAGCAATCAAGCACATCGTAGAGTACAATTCCACCGCCAGGTACGATGCCATCGGAAAGAGCTGCTTTAGTTGCAAAAAGTGCATCTTCAACACGATCTTTTTTCTCTTTGATTTCGATATCAGAATCTCCGCCTACAGAGATGATAGCAACTCCACCGATCAACTTACCAAGTCTTTCTTGTAACTTTTCTCTCTCGTAGAAAGAGGTTGCTTTTTCGATCTGTTCTTTGATTTCGTTAGAACGATTAGTAATAGAAATTTCGTCTCCTTTGCCATCGATGATGGTGGTTTGATCTTTGCTAACTGTAACCATTCTAGCTCTTCCCAAGAACTCGCCAAGTTGATTTGGTGCGATCTTGTCAAGCTTGTGTCCTTTGTCTTTTGAAAGTACTTGTCCACCAGTAAGGATAGCAATATCTTCCATGATAAGAGTTTTTCTCTCTCCAAAATCCGGTGCTTTAACAGCGCAGACTTGAACAATGCCTCTCATCTTGTTTACAATCAAAGTTGCTAAGGCTTCATCACCGATGTCTTCAGCAACGATAAGTACTGGTTTGTTTTCTGAGTTTGCTTTGGTTAACACTTGCAACAACTCTTGAGCTGTAGAGATTCTACCATCATACAAGAAAATGAAAGGATCTTCCAATACTGCTTGCATGGTTGTGTTGTTGGTAGTGAAGTATGGAGATTTGTAACCTCTGTCAAACTGCATACCTTCTACAACTTCCAATTGAGTTTCTCCAGTTTTTGATTCTTCGATAGTAACAACTCCTTCGCGGCCAACCTTTTCGATTGCTGTAGCGATAAGTTCTCCAATTTCAGTATCGTTATTACCTGAGATTGTAGCAACTTGTTTGATTTGCTCTTCTGTAGAGACATCAATTGCCATATCTTTTATTTTCTTTACTGCTTTTTCTACTGCTGCATCGATCTGCTTTTTAACAGACACTGCGTTAACTCCTTGGTGAATAAGAGTCAAACCCTCTTCGACCATTTTGGTCGCTAAGATAGTAGAAGTGGTCGTACCGTCTCCCGCTTCGTTTGCGGATTTGATACTTACTTGCTTTACAAGCTGTGCCCCCAAATCTTCTACTTCGTCTTCCAACTTGTGGAACGCTTTAGCAACGGAAACACCGTCCTTTGTAACTTTAACTTCACCTGTTTGTTCTTTGATTAGAACTGTACGACCTCCTGGTCCAAGCGTAGAAGAAACCGATTGGTTCAACTTCTGGATTCCAGTTAGCAACTTTTCTTTTAATTCTTTTCCTGATAAATTCTGTGTTGACATAATCTGTTTTTTAAATTACTTGTGATAAAATTTCTGATTCTTTTGCGATGAAATAGTCTTCGCCGTCAATTGTGACTTTCATACCTCCCATTTTTGGAATAAGTACTTTCATTCCAACTTCCAAATTACTTTTAACATAGTCTCCGTTGTGCCAATTGTAAGTGGGACTTATAGACACTACTTCTGCCATTTCAGGACGCTCTTTTCCCAAATCTGGGATGATGATGTTGCCAAATGTTTCCTCTTGGGAATCGATCGGCTTGAGAATGACGTTGCCATTCATTGGTTTTAATTTACTACTCATATGCTTATTTTGTTTTTAAATTGTTTCTGGTTCTAAATCTATTATCGCTTCGCAGAAGTATATTAAATCCTCTTTTCTAAATGCGATGTCTGCATCTGCCCATTTCTTTAGAATCTCTACGTCTTTGCAATACTCTGCACGTATCACTCTTTTTACGATGAATAGTGAATCGTTGATCTTCAAAACTTCTTTATTGAATAAACTCATAACTAATTACGGTAGGCCTGGTTTTTACTTGATTGTGATTTTTTTAGGCTCTTTTGATTCTGTGTAAGGAACGTCTATTACGAGTAGTCCCTTGTCCATTTCAGCGTTTAACTTGTTCAAGTTGAACTTGCTAGCCACTTTCCATGCAAGATCGAAAGACCTTCTAGTGATGCCTCTTTGAATGTAATTTTTTTCTTCTTCTTGTTCTGCTTTTTCGTGGGAAATCCTTAGCGTATCACCGTCAACTGTAATGTCAAGATCTGATTTTTCCAGTCCGACTACGGCGAGCTCGAATCGCAACCCTTTTTCTGTTTCGTAAATATCAACGGGATAGTTGATTTTTTGTTGAAGCGTGTTGAATGTTGATGATCCATCGAAGAAATTTTTCCATACGATGTCTAAAGGGTCCATTGCCCATCTGTTTAAGTATTGTGTCATTTTTTTAAGTTTTGTGCTCCCATCAGGTGAGCGATTAATAATTGTTTTTCGTAACCAAGACCTACCGTATCTTGTTATTTATCTATAAATATAGATAATTTTGGAATATTGAAAAAATTTATGTTTTTGGTGACATAAAAAAAGCTCAACCTACGGGGTCAAGCTTGCACCTATGGTCTAGATAGGCAGTCCTAGGGTAGCAGGACGATTATTTTATTTAACTGATTTGATGTGAGATGCAGATAATGCAGATGCAGTTCCTACTTCTTTATTATTTTTTATGTGTTTAAATGTAGGTTCGCCATTTTTATTGGTGCCAACTCTTACTACAGTTGCTGTAGAATCATCATCTAACACTAAAGTTAATTTGTCTCCTGGCTTTGTTGACTTTAATGTTTGAATTGTCTTAGTGGATTCGTTTAATACGGTCAAATATATCTTTGGTTCGTCTACAGATCCATCATTTAGATCAACCGCAGTAATGCTTACAGGTTTTCCTTTATACATGAATGCTTTATCAGGAGCTTTTAAGATAATATCTCTGTATTTTTTATTAGTTCCCAATTTATCAGAATCCAATTCTTTTCCTTTTAGTGTTATTTGTTCAGCTGAATCTATATCAATTTCAATATCTTTTTCTTTTTGTATTGCTTCACCCATAAAATCAACATCGGGATCGCCAGTCATTTGTCTTGTTGGAGTTCCAGCGCCAACTTTCTGCTCTGCTTTTTTCAACAAGCTGATCACTTTTTCTACAGATTGTTCTACAGGAATATCGAACATTCCAGTTCCCAAATCTATATTTATGCCTGCTTCATCAGGAAGATTTTGCATATGACGACTCTTTTGCTTATACAAACCAAAAAGCTTCTTTGTGACTTTAGTTGTCCACAAAGTAAAACTCGCATCTATTGTCTCTCCCGCTACAGGTTGATCTATTTTTTTCTGTATCTCATCTTCTGAAGGTTGAACAGTCATTCTCAGTATACTTCCGTCTGGCAGTGTTTTAAACGCTTCAATTAATGGAAATCCGAATGAAGAATCCACATCTACTTCGTATCCCATGGATTCGAGTTTGCTTCTTAGAGGCTTTATTAGATCCCTTACTGTTGCTTCGTTAATGCTTTCTTTTAAGAGAGGATTATTATTTAAATACTTGTTGTAGTCGAATGGTTTCATGTTTTTTTATTTATACTAATAAATATGCACAAATTATTATCAATGGCCGTCACGAAAGTTGATTGCAATCTCAGGAGGAGCTTTAAGAGCGATGCTTAATTTAGTAGTGTTTTCCATTAGATCTTTAACCAATTGAGCGCACTCTTTATCTCGATCGTGATCGACTTCTACGATGATCTGATCATGTATCTGAGCACAAACCCAGCCTCTAATGCCTCGATTGATAAGTTCTCTGTTGATTGCCAATGCAGCTCTATTAACTATAGACGCCGATAAGCCTTGTATCTGCACGTTTTTAGCATTGTTTAGACCATTTATGAAGTCTCTTGAAAGATTCAAGATCTTTTCTTTGCCATATTCATATTCCAATTGACGTTTTGTATTCCAGTCTAGCATAGCGTCACCAAGAGCATCGTAGATCTTTTTTACTTTGGGCAAATGTCTGATTCGACCAACCTGAGTCTTGACATATCCGAATTCACGAGCATCGTTCTCTGAACGTTTCATCCAACTTTTCAATTCGGGAAATCCATTTAGATAACCATCTACAAGCTTTTGAGCTTCTTTGGTGGGAACATTGATATTCTTGCCAAGAGCATAAGCTCCCATGCCATAAGGTATACCGAGAGAGTAGGCTTTTGCTTTGTTTCTAACGGCTGGTGCAAGCTTTCTAAGATAATTGTCAGCTTTCTTGTCTGGAGAGTATTGGTCAAGCTTCTCGGTTTTGATGGCGATGGTAGAATAGAAATCCCAGTTGTTTCTAAAGATGTCTTTAAGACCATCGTCACCAGATACATGTGCGAACACATGCGGCTCTAGAGATTCGTAATCACAATCTATGAATATGTTGTGATCGTCAGGAATAAAGAAAGCTCTAACCAAGTTGTTGTATTTAAGAACGATTGGATCGTCGTCGCCTTCTTCTTTTACTTTAGGCAACTGTTGAGCATCAGAACCATAACGACCGGACACCGTACCGTGCTGTTTGTAATAAAAATAATAGCGACCGTCTTCTTCGCCTTCCAAGAAACGATCGATGTAAGTGGAACTAATCTTGAGTAGACGATTGTAGATTTGTAGATTCTTGGCCCACTCATGATTTTCCATGATAGATTCGATAAAGTTGTCATCGAACTGCGCTTTGCCTTTTGCGGTAGAAGAAAGAGGCTTTATACCAAGTACTCCGAAAGCTATTTCACCCAAGTGATCTCTAGATTGAATATTGAAAAACTTGCCATCGTTGTCTTCTTTCCAAAGTTTTACGCAAATCTTGATGATTATGTCTTCTTCGAGAAGATTCTTGTCTCCACTTAAGAGAAACTTTTTGGCAGCAGATTCAGGCAACCTAGAAACATTTGCTTGAGTGATGCTGTACTTACCAGACTTTTCAGACTTTGGTACATTCAAATTCAACTCTTCGACCAATCTCTGTGCAAATGTGCCTTTGTGATTGGGAGGATAGGTATCCATCGCTTTGAGAATCACCCATTGCTGCACCCTTGAATCGGAAAGCAAAGCCTTAATGATTGAATCAGCTCTATTTTTCATTTCTACCTGAATATCCTGTTTAGCTTGTCTGATTAGATCCATATCCAGCTTTACGCCTTTCTCTTCCATAGGAATAGTAACTTCTCTGTAAAGAGGCATAACTTCGTCTTCGAAGAAAAACTGTTCAAGACCCTCTGATCTAAGCACTTCCATGAAATGATTGTATATTCTAAGAGTAAGATCAGTATCAGCTGCAGCATACTTACTAAGTATTTCGATATCTGCTTTCCATATCTCGTAGTTTTCTTTAGTGATCTGACCACCGTTGGCTTTTATAGACTGCTTGAGTTCTATCTGCTCTTCGTTTGCTTCAGCTTCTACATCGAGACCAATCTCTTTCTGTATAAGTTTAGCGATAGACTTCAGTCCGAATGGACTACCAGAGCCAAATCCAGCGCCTTCTTCGTTAACTGTGTGAACCAATAAAACGGTATCTACGTAAAGACTTGGCACAAGATCTACGCCATAGAAAGCTTTAACGAAGCGACAGTCGAAACTTGCATTGTGCATCACGAGCTTTTTACCGATTAGAAGCTTTATTGACTTCTCTGCTATTTCATGGCAGTTTTTGTCTTCGATAGAGTTATCTATCAGCTCTCCGTCTTTGAAGATCATTGTTGGAAGATAGTAACCAGAGCCTGGTTTTGTACTGATACTGAATCCAATAATTTTACCTTTTCTTGGATTCAGACTGTTTGTCTCTGTATCGAATGCGATGAGATCGCTCGATTTGATTTCAGAGATCATGGCTTTTAACTTGTCGAGATTATCGACTAATACGTAACTTTTTTCTTGCATAACTATTTAATATAATTGATTTAATTTTCTTTCTTCTCTTCGTCTTTCTTGTAAGGAAACATTTCGTTCAATGCCTCTCTTCTTCTTTCGCAACCGCAATCTTCTATACCCATGGCTTCAGTAACTGCTTTTACAGCTTTATCTATTTTTAGCAGCTCTGTTAAATAAGCTATTGTGTCTCCTAATCCCTCAGATTCTTTTTTACGCAGATTCTTGCTTTGTTTTTTCATCTGGATCTTTTTTAAGTTTTAGAATCTCTGCAGCTACATTAACTGTGAGTAAATGTATTTGCTTCCAAACGCTATCTATTTCAGACTTTATTTTGTATATTGCTTTCCACTGATAAATTTGTATTATCATAAAAAGCGCAATGATCGCTAGATATAAATTCTCAGTAGTAATTGTAAATGTCATAACTGCGTGTTTATTCAAATATAAATATTATTTGCTTAGGTTTCTAATTTATGTTTCTCGTCGATCTCAGTATTACCTTTCAAGTGCTTGGGTTCGTACGGACAATGACGACACTTGTTTCCACAACAAAATCCACGTGATAAATGAAAATGAGCAGTGAGGACCATAAGCCCAGACTGCTCATCTGTATAGTAATCTATGTGTTCTTTTATTTTATCGGACATGCCCCCGTCGCGCAATCTTGAAGTTCTATCTCGTCTTCTTTTACTTCGATAGACGTAATTGGTCTTGTTTTACTCGCCAATTCTTCGTATTGCTCTTTGGTTATTGTTTCGTAAGGAGCTTGATCGAATCCGTGACCGTAGTACAACAAGAAAGATACAGTTTTCATCTCGTGTCTAAAGTGTTCCTTTAGGTATGCTTTGATGTCTTCGATGTCCTCTTTTCTGTAGTAAACTGTGCAGCTAACAGAATTATCTGACCATTCAGCTTGCATTTTCCTAATCATATCCATTTGAGTCTTCCAATCGAAGTCTGCTGCAACTGGAGTTGTTTCAGGAAGTTTGCAAGGAAATGATACGACCATTGTTGATTTGTCTTCAGATCCATCAAAATTTCTCTGATATTCTAAAGGAAATCCATGATCTTTACATACTCCAATTAATGGAGATTGACTAGATATTCTTACTCTTCTAATATAGAATGGTCCAGCAGGATTTGGATGCACTCCAGGAGTTACACCTGCAAGCAAGCTCAATGTACCGCTTGGTTTTACTGTTGTCAATTTGATACTTCTTGGAAATCCTTTTGCATCAGAATACGCATTATCAAATTCTCTCAACCAAACATATGCTTCTTTCAACCAAGATCTTTGTTCTTCTGTAGCTTGTAAGATACCAGTCATACCGATACCCATTCTCATGTTCTTATTTACTACAGTTTCTGTTTCTTTAAGAGAGCAATGTAATGCTAAAGAGTGTTTACACATTCTATATGCATACATCAAAGATTCTTTTAATTCTCCTGGATTTTCTATATTTGGAAGATAGATCTCAGCTAAACAACATGTTTCAAAGTTAGCTAAAGATTGCTCAGCGCATGGATTAAATCCTTCTACGTCTGGATCAGGATATTGAGTTTCTCCCGTTCTACCAACCGTTCTGGATAATTCAAGATTAATTAGACCATAAGGCTCTCCTTGATTGTAAGTTTCCCAAAATTCATTTGGCAAATCTTCTATGTTTTCGGGAGATACGATAGAGTTGTTACTCATAGATCTCCAGTTTGGAATAGATCCTAGATCCCATCTTTTTGCTTTTAGATATTCCAAATCATCATAATCTCCAATAGCGATCTGAGCTGATCTGCGTACGTTTCCTGCCACTACAACGAAACCAATGATATTCATAATGTCAAGGCAATCGATAGGTCTGAGCTTTTTGTGTGCTCTTGAGTTAAGTATTTTGCTTATCTCGCTAATGCCCCAACAAAGATCTTCTGGACCTGATGCAGTTCCACCGAATCCTTTAATCAATGCGCCTTTTGATCTTATGCAAATTGTAGAATACGAGAATCCTTCTCCACCGTAGAAGTGAGCTTTGAGCACTCTTCCAAGCAATTTAACCCAACCTTCTCTTGAATCAGGTACGATAAAGTCAGCGTCTTTAGTATCTTTTCTTTCGATCTTAATTTTGCCTTTTAATTTAGGTAACTGATAAACGTTATGCTTTTGAATATTATACCCTACTCCGCTGCCTAACATTAACATTTCAAAAGTCCATGTAAATGGTCTAATGGGACTATTAACTACAGTGAATGCACAATTTTGAAGAGATGGCAAACCCAATTTATCAACAGTTTTTGTGCCTAATTGCCACATAAATCTGCCTGCTGTAGAAAACTTCAATTGACTTCTTAAATCGTAATATCTCTGCTTTTCTTGCTCTGTGAAACCTACTTTTAATTGCTTTTCTGATGCTTCTATTTCTCTTTTGATAACTTCTGAAAATTCTTCAGTTTTTGAGTTAGGATCGTCTTCTTTTAATCTTCTTGCGTATGTTCTTTTGAAAGTTATGTAACCAATTTCTCCCCAAGGCGTTTTTGTGTCTTTATTCATTTTTTTATATAGATTTTTGATATGACGATTCCATTTAGCCTATTTTAAAGTCAATAGACTAGCATTTCTCAAATTAATGAGATTTTTTGTTTTCAATAAATTTTAGGGGTAATTACTAATTAAGCACCTGGAAGAGTACCACCATCAGTACTAGTTGGACTTGCAGTAGTCTTACTAATTCTATTAAGGCTATTAGTATTGACTTTTGAATATTGATCAGATCCTAAACTATTAAGTTGAGCGATCTTATCGTTATACTTGTCAGATTTTTCGTTGTTTCTAAAGCTATCGCCTTTTCCAGCTTTTTTGAATTTATCAATTATGAAATTCATAGTGTTTAATTTATATCAATAAATATGCTGCTTTAAAATAAAACGAAATTTACTACAATCCCAATTCGTAAAATTTATTTTTTAAATAACTTCTCTCGTTGTTGTTGAATCCACTATTTGCGAATCCATTTGGTTGACTACCGCTATCGAAAGTCAATTGATCTTCAGCAATCTCGTCTTTGTCTATTTTGATAGATCCATTGTGAGTATTAATCTGCGATCCGTATGTCATTCCGTCTGCTCCGAATCTGTTTTTCATAATGTGAATACGACCTGTTCCATTAACTTTGTCCTGTCTCTTTCTTGACAGCGACATAGCAAAGTCAGCAATCATCATTTTATTATAAGATCCAGCGGCTTTATCTCCCTCTATAACATCATCTTTTGCGCCTGCTCTATTTACTTGAGATACTGTCCATACTGGCATCTTAAGTTCTCTTGCCATTCCTTTAATTAGCGTGTATACATCATCGATCTCTTCTTTTCTATCTGCAGACTTTCTTCTAGAAGACAATAGATCTACGTAGTCAATAATGATAACGTCTGGTACAAAATCTAAATCTTTACACTTCTGTATGTGATTCTCGATCGATTGAGGAGTAGTTTTACCCATTGGAAACTCTTTAACGATCAATCTTCCTCCTAATTTAGAAACTGCGTCTTCAATAGCTGGTCTGTTCTTAGACAGATCTTGGAAATCAATTCCTGTAAATAGAGAATCATACCTTTTTGCTGTATAATCTGCAGAAAGTTCTAGTGTGTAGTGAGCAACATTTTTACCTTGCCTAACTGCTTCTGCTCCAAGGTTTACGAGCATCCAAGATTTACCTCCGCCTGGATTACCAAATATAATGCCAAGATCCCCCGCTCCAAGTCCTCCCATAAGCAATTCGTTAACATGATTCCAAGGAGTAGCGATAGCTGCTCTCTCTTCTTCTCTATAACGTGTTTCAACGTCTTTGTCGTATTCGTGTCCCAGATTCTTGTCTTGACCTGCTTTTAGAGCTTGATCTACAAGTATTCTAATGTCTTCGTATTGTCCTTTACCTAAAAGATCAACTGATGTTAGTAACGCTTTCTTTAATTGTTGATTTCTACAGAAGTTACTAAACTCTTGCTCTACATATTCTTGGTCTTCGTTAGAGGCTTTGTAAGCTTCTTTGATTTGATCTACTACACTAACTTTTAGCACTTCGTTGTCGATCTTTTTTACTTCTATTTGTAGATAATCTAAACTTGGTGTAGCGTGATACTTGTAATAACACTTCAAGATTTGCGATACGATCCATTGAGAACTGGGATTATCGAACATCTCTGGTGAGATTACATCGTTGATTGTTTGTAGAAATTCTTTGTGCTTTAAAAGACTGCTTAAAACTTTGATTTGAAATCCCGCTCCGTAAGCGGTAAGTGTATTCAAAACCTTTTTTTCATCCTGCTGCATAACTTGTTTGTTTATTTTTATTTATAATGTTGAATCGTTTTAAAATTATTGAACAACCACGCTTGTATGTTGTTTATAGAATTACCTAAGTTATCCTCATTGTATAATTTTACAAATTCCAGGGAATCCATCTCTTTATTCGGATTAAGTATAAGACTATTTATTTCTTCGAGTGCTTCCGCTGGTATATTAATTTCTTTTAAGTTCATCAATTGCTTATTAATATGAAGCTGTCTCTCAAAAGCAAGTATGCTTGAATGCAGCTTTTTATCTTCTTTTTTACATTTATCTAATATCTCTTCTATGCTCACCTCGTCTTCGCCAGAGAGTTCGGGAAATAACTTAATCAATGTCTTAGAGCCTAAGCCTTTAACTCCAGGGACGTTATCTCCGCTGTCCCCAAGTAGAACTTTCTGTGTTAAGAAGTTTTGAGAAGTGACTCCGTACTCATTAAGCACCATTTGCTGATCGTAGAACTTCTTTTTTGTTGGTGAGAATACTGTTACTCTGTCAGAAACCAATTGAAGATAATCTCTATCTGATGAAGCTATCCACACTTTGCCATCTATTGTTTGAGCCAAATGTCCAATAACGTCGTCTGCTTCAATCTTGTCTATAACTAACAAATCAATAGGTAACAGCTTGAGATACTCTACCAATCTCACTAGTTGAGCTTTCATTGATTCAGACTCTTCTTCGTGATTTTCGTAGGCATCCCAATTAGTTACTCTTGTGTGACCTCTATTTGCTTTGTATTCTGGATAAAGATACTTCTTGTTTGTAGAATTACCTTGTCCATCGAAAACTACTATGACTCTAGTGGGCTTAACGAGACCCATCATATAAGATAGCGATCTCAAGAATCCCGTTAATCCACCGATGGGATTTCCAGAGATATTTATGTGTCTTATTACGGCAAAACACCTTAAAAATGTGTTCAATCCATCAAGGATTAGAACTCTGCTGTTTACTGATAGATCCAACTTCTCATCTTTTAGAGAGTCAAAAATATCTTGGAAATCTTTTTTCATAATTTTTTATTAATCTTCGTTATCAAATATGTCAGCCTTAATTGTAGAATCTTCTACCTCTTCAATTACTTCGAAAGGTCCAGAACCGAGCACTTGACTCCATTCAT